CATATATCCGGCATATATCCAAACAAAAAAGCGATTAAGCCTTAACGACTTAACCACCTATATTTATTGGTACGCCAGACAGGATTCGAACCTGTGACCTACGGCTTAGAAGGCCGTGGGGCTATGTATCTGTAGCTTTCCTTGAAATTCCCGCATTGTAATTTTATGCTATCTTTATAAGGTTTTATCGGTTTTAAATATGGTTGCTATTTCCCTTACTATCCCTTATACTAACTGCATTAACTATGCGTTTCATATATCCGGCATATATCCAGGGGAAATATCATGTCAGAAAACAAGTTCAATTTTACCGATTCAAAACTCAGAAAATTAACGAACCAGACCGGCAAGAAAATCTATTTCTATGATTCTATTTGCTATGGTTTGCAGATCTGCCTTACCACAAATAACACAATCAGCTTTCGATTAAATGCTTGGGATGCCTCTAGGAAAAAGCCTGTGGTTGTCACCATTGGCCGATATCCGAAAATAGGTATCAATACGGCAAGAGATATTGCCAGAGAGCATGTACAGCAAATTGCCGCAGGAAAGGACATCAAAAGAGGGCTGACTGAGACAAACTTAGAGCTCACCCTTGATAGGCTTTTTGAAAAGTGGCTGGAATATGCCAAGGAGAATAAGAAAACCTGGAAGGAAGATGAGAGCAAATACAATCTTTATATTAAGAAGTATCTCGGGAAAAAGAAAATATCTGCCATAAAAGAGTCGGATATCAAGGCATGGCGGCGTAAGGTTCTTGACCAGAAGAAGATTAGGGGCAAGAATAGCGGAGATTGCATATCAAAGACGACAGTTAATAGAGCCTTTGGTATTGTCAGAAGTATGTACAACCGATTCGCCAGCGACCTACCAAACCCGTGTAAGGATATTCCAAAGTACCACGAAAAGAAAAGAAAGGTTTTCTTGAGATCCGACCACCTTCGAGCTTTCTTCAAAACTCTTGATAACAAAAAAACGCCGGAATACTTAAAAGACATGCTCTTAATCTTTTTATATACCGGCGCAAGAAGAGCAAACGTGCTTTCTATGCAGTGGAAGGACGTTGACCTTTCTCTCAAATTTTGGATAATTCCAGAGGTTAAAAGCGAGAACGATCAGGAAGAGTTGGTAATTCCTTTGATTGACGGTGCCGTAGAGATACTTGAGAAGAGAAAGAAGAGAACTAAGTCGGTTTTTGTTTTCCCTTCCGAGAAGAGCAAAACAGGTCATATTGTCGAACCAAAAAGGGCATGGAAATCTTTCTTAAAAAACGCCGGTCTACCAACAGATTACAGATTACACGATCTAAGAAGGACTCAAGGCAGCTGGCAAGCTATTTCTGGTATCAGCGGTGACATTATAGGTAAAGCACTTGGACATAAGTCAAGGGATGCTACAGCTCATTATATCCACCTTACTCTCTCACCTGTTCGTAATGCCATGCAGCAGGCTGTGGATGCCATGGAGAAGGAAGTTTCGTTACCGGATAAGGTTGTTAAGATAAAAAACGGTTAAAAAAGGTGAAAGATGGTTGATTACTGGAAAGATAATAATATAAGAAAACCAAAGCAAGTTGTTGTTTGTGCAGCGTGCAAAAAAGGTAATGTGATAATTGCCGGGGCAAGACATTTTGACAAAGTTATGGTTTCCCAGATTAAAGCGATTAATGGAACGCTAAAGCCTGGAGACGGTGCTAACTGGGAAGAAGGTTTTATTGATCAGTTCGGTGATTTCTTAGACAGGGAAGAATCCATGAAAGTTGCCATTGCCGCTGGACAAAAGGTAGACATCGAGCGTGGTTGCGGTGGTCTTGAAAACTGTCTATTTAGTGAAGGATTATACTGAGACACAATCACGTGTTATTTGTTAATATAAAAAACAGTTAAGAACTTCTGTAAAAAATATGCTGTCCGATCTTCTCAACCTGCACCATATCTTTAGCCCAATATGGCATTTCAATGTACTCCGCAAAATAATGGTCTGCTCCGTGAAGGTCTTGTCCGTTCAATCGTTCTTCAAGGCAAACCATTGCGGAGTCATAGCACTTTGCTAAAGAGCCATAGTTTGAGATAGGCGGTCTTTTGTTATTGTTCGCCCATGAGAACTGATAAGGTTGTAAGACAATATCCTCAACTGATTTATCACGGCTTTGCACTCGGTTCATAATTACGTGACCAACTGCAACTTGACCTTTTGCGCTCTCGCCTCGCGCTTCGTGATAGATGCAGATTGCCAGGTATAGTATTTGTTTTAGAAGTGTCATGATTGCACCCTAGAAAGACTGAAGTTTTTGCTTGTCACGTTCTTTTAATTTTTCCTTAACTTCAATGATGCCAGCGTTTATCTGAACGAGCTGTGTTTGTATTCTGGTGTACTGAATGTTGATATCGTCGATATCTTCTGCGTTAGCCTCTGCCCTCGCCTTAAGAATGGACATATCTTTTTCTTGTCTAGCCTTAAGAATGGACATATCTTCCTTCTGCCTATCAAGCCCTTGCTCACAAGCTGTTATCCTGGCAATGCTTTTATTCTCTCTCTCGATAAGAGAATAGCTAACCAAGAGCAATGCTAACACGAATGGTATCGCTACCTTGAGAGACACTTTGAAAGGTTGCGATTCTACTGTTTTCTCAGTCATGATGTTTTTGTTCTGTAATGATTAACCTTCTTCAACAGTTCAATTCCTTCGGCTATGACAACAACTGCTAATCCGCTTGCCGCCATTTTAGTCAGGCCAATGATGAGACGGAGAAAAGCAAAGCGTTTTGGTTTTCTGTGGAGATGCCTCACTTCTCTTTTTCCGTAGACCTTGCTTTGTTGTATGCAAGCATGGCAATACCGATAAGAATTGTTTTTCCAGATTCTTTAAGGTCTGGAAACCACATAAAAGCACACGCCATTACCAAGGCAGCAACCAGGTACACTATCCTATCGCCATGCTTGGTTAAAAATTTAATCCACCATTCTTTCATTGCTTCACCTTTTTCTTAATTAAATCTATGAGTAATAAAATTAATCCCGCACACGCCATTGTCGGCCAGCTCTGAAAGAAGTCAAGAATTGCGCCGATTATGTCCATTTACCTCACTGTATAGTTCCTGTGCCTACTCTAGTTGTTCCATTTCCTGCTCTGGTTAGTGCTGATGTAAATATCTGTGCAGTGTTATTTGTTACCGACGCACCACTAAACGAAGCAAGGTCATTCCCTGCTAAATCTTCAACCTCGTCGGTGCCAGTTGTATAGGCTAATGTTATTGTCTCACCGTAAATAAAGGTGTCGGCAGCAGTGCAACTAATAACTCCAGCGCTCTCTGTGCATGAATTGAGGTTTGATGCTCCTGTTGTTGAACCAGTAGCAACAAAGTCACCATTGCTTAAACCTGTTATCGTTACGTCTTCAGAAAGAGTGATTTGAAAGGTAGAGCCATTGGCTGTTGCACTTGAGAAGGTAGGATTGGTAGTGTCAGCAACTCCACCACTGCTTGCGCCTATCTGTGTAGGGTTAGTATCGGAAATCCACGCACCCATAACATTAGAGTAACTACCGCCTCGCCCGTCTGTCGGGTAAGATGTCCTTTGGTAATCCTCTGGGGTTGTTCCACCAGCGTTGTCGAAAGTGTCCGTTGTGCTGTTATTAGCATAATAGCTGGTTGTTCCTCCAGGTACTGTGAACTCCGACAGGCTGTGTCCGTTAACTATATTATTAAAAATCTCATAATTTGTTACACTTGAAGACGATAGAATTATTCCATGTCTGTCATTGCTATAAAGTGAGTTGTTATAAATCAGAAGTCCAGCTCCGGGATCAGCCGCGCTATTATCCCAAATGCCTATATCGGTTCCGTTGACGATTATGTTGTGGTATATCTCAAGCCCAATTGGCTGCGGGTTTGGATTAGTTGCAGCGGATATACCTATTCCGATAAAGTTAGATCGCAGGAAGTTGTGACGGTACTTATTGTATTGGCCACCTGTTTTATCATATATACCTTGATTACAGTTATATATGGTATTGTTGTAAATATCTCCGTAGGTTGACCAATAAGAGGTTATGCCGGTTGAGTTGTTAGTCCCTGTTGAGTTATAAAGGACATTATTATAAACCTCGTGATAATCCGAGTGTTCAACTCGAATGTTATTACTATTTGTTGTTCCAGTTAATGTACCTTCTATATTTGCATTTCTTATTATAGATCCAACACTGCCGTGTAAATATGTCGCTATAGCGTCACCAGCAGCCTTAGGCGCACCTTTTGTATCTATACCATCAAAAATTATATAGTCAACTTCCCATGCCCCATAAGAAGCAACAGCATCAGATTGCCCTGCATTAGCAGAGTTATCAAAAAATACCGTTTCCCCTAGATATGCTTGGAAAGTTATCGGGCTTCCGCTTGTTCCAGAGTTTTCGGGCATGAAACCTGCAACCCATGTTGGGCTTGCATCTTTATAGGGTAAATTGTAAGTCCCGCCCCTTAAATAAACTACATCACCAGCAGTAGCGTTGCTCTCGGCATCACTCAAACTACACGCTGACGTACCGCTCACCACAGATTGACATGCCACACCCCACGTCGCAGAACCAGTAGGTGAAACGTAATAAGTAGCTGCTAAAGAAAGGCTTGGTAGAAGTAAGATACCAAGAAGTGCAATGAGTAGTTTTTTCATGGCGAAAGTTGCATCCATCCAGTGTCATCAAACTCTACATTATCGAAGTGACCAGTATAACTACTGGTTCCATTTACTGGTCCAGCATATCCACCTCCGTTGTTTCCAAGAGATGCAGAAACAGAACCGGACCAAGTGTCAAGATTACTCTCAGTTGCGTAACTATAAATTACCCAAGCGCCAGTATCTGTTGTGTTGTTATGATATAACCCTAATCTATATGCAACTCCCGTAGCTGCTGGAACATCGCTTCCTTGATATATACCATTTCCGAAATTTACAGAAAAATACAAACTTCCAGATGCTTGTTTTATATTTATTGCAATTTCTGTTGGGCTGTTATTGCTTAGTGAGATAACTGATTCTTCGTCTCCGTCATTTAAAGACTCAGAAGATAGGTAGAAGTCAGTTTCATAATAGATAACAGGCTCTGTCCATGAAGTGATTCTAGTCCAGTGATCACTTCCAGAGGCAATAAAACTTTGTCCATCAAAACACCCAGCAGTGATAGAAGTATCGTTATAGTCATCGGGATCGGTAACGTTAGCATCATCTGATTCAAATATAGTTCCAGCTAGACCTGAACCGGAGAAGTCTTCGGTGGCTAAATTGCCAGTTAAAGCTGGACAAGAACCATTCTCAACAACAGCACTTCCTAACTCAGCAATAAACCCCGCATCAGCAAAGCATTGTGAAGGAAACAATAGAACTATAAATAATATTAAATACCTCATTACGGAGTCTCCTCAACAAAATCAGTGTCAGAAGAATAGAACATCCACGTTAGGGTGCCGTTAATGTTTACGCAGTACCCCACTATTCGTTGTCCTAGGGTATCTGCTGTGTTTTGGATATGCTCATCATTAGCCATTGCAGTACCATTCAAATAGAAATTAGTCCCGGATGCAGGTTCGATGTCAACTTGAAATTCATCTCCTATAGGAAATATCACATTACCTGCTGCATGAGCTGCTGGCATTGTGAACACGTGATCTGCACCTGTGGATTTATAGTTTGAGATAGCTTTGTTAGTAGTTTCTGCTGTGGTTAACACACTTGGGGTTGTACTATCACTTAAATCAGCAACAGCTAATGACTGGAACTTTGCGTCCGCTGCTAAGTGTACAAAGTCAACCGCTCCATCAACTATTTGTGCTGAATCTACAGCATCGTTTGAAACACCACCGTCTGCGTCAAGTCCGGCTGCGTTACCGAAATCACCAGATTCTGGAACATCGTCGTCTGAGCCAATAGGGACATATGTACCGCTATGATCATGAGTAGTATCTGACTTCGTAGCCAACACCTCGCCAACCTGCTCCATACTTGGCGCAATCAGATTATCATCAGGATCACCATAAGCGATAGTGTTAGAAACCAGCGGTTTTAACGGATATGCTGTGCCTGTTCCGCTTCCTGCACCAGTTGCGGTAAAGGTTACGCCTACGGTATTTGCACTTGCACCAATTAAGGTAAAGTCAGTAGTTCCTACTGTGAGAATTTCATACTCTTGTGAAGTGGTGAAACCTCCTGCGGTAATCGCTGCGCCTTTGATTGTAATGTCAGATGGTACAGCCAAGGTTAATCCTATGTCTCTTAAGACAACAGAGGTAAACTCATCTATAGTAATGGTCTGAGAATCACCATTTTCAATATCTATGGTAAGTTCATTGGTTGCAGGGTTCCAAGAACTTCCTGTTATGGTTGGCAAGCTTTCAAACTTATCTCGCACAGCGTCTTTAGTTGGTGCATCCGTATTTGCATCCCATGATGTCGCATTATAAGCCGTATCATCTACGGTTGGGATGGTCGGTTTGTTGAGTATCTGAGAATCACCTGAAGAACTGTTCCAATCTGCATTGACATTTTGTTCTTCGACGGTAACTCCAGCTTTAGCAGTATTCGCAACAACAGAAGCATTATTTGAAACTTCCGTGTCAAAATCAGAGATTGTTGAGGCGGGTTGTGTTCCGGTATGGTTTGCTCTTGCAAGAAGAACAGCGTCAGAACTGTTTGATTCTTTGGCGGTGTTCAAGTTTATTGCCGTCCGGTTCTCTTGAAGAGCTGTTTCAACGTTGGTTCCAGTTATCAATCCGCCAGCGTCAGCTATGTTGATGTCAGCTGCATCTGACGAGCCCCCACCTCCAGGAAGATTACCAACCTGCACCCTTTTCTTATTGTTGCTGTCAGCGCTATCTTCAATGATTATAAGATCAGCACTTACCGGACTTGCTTTTTCAGTGATAAGTGAAATTTCACCGGCAACATTATCATGAATCGCCGTTGCATCACTCCCGCCAGCTCCGGTATCATCAGTTCCATCAGCAAAATCAGCAGGGACACCAGCCAATTGCGACCAATGAACCTTTGCGGTTGCACTGTTTGGAGTACCGCCGTTTATTGAGGCAACCATTTCCTCAAGCGCTGCTCCAAAAGTAGTTGCTGTCCAATCGCTGTTGGCATCATCAAAGGCAACATCATCGTCATCCAAAGTATCCCCTGGCTGGAGAGCCGTATCCCAGGTGGTTGAATTGTCAGTAAAGCCATAATCTGCAAGGAGAGTGTCAAAGCCTGGGAAAGAAGTCTTTGCGGTATTCAAATTAATGGCTGTCCTGTTCTCAGCAAGATATCCTTCAACAGTAGTTTGTGTGGTTAATCCACCAGCATCCGCAACAGAAACTTCTGCGGCATTTTGATCGTCTGTTTCAGAAGTTAGATACACGGCGGAAAGATCAATACACTGCCCTTCACCATTCATATAGACGGTTGCGCCAGTACATTCCGTTCCGGCGTTAGTATCAGTGTCTGTGTTTGGAGTGGCACAGCCCCAATTACCTCCTGCTATCATCGGTACTTGCCCTTCGGCGCAAGGAAGTTTTGCTAAAGTATCTGCGGTGGCAGTATACAGTTCAGTGTTCATTAAGTTCTGAGCTGCATCATTACCAAAGAGAGTAAGGCGCAAATCCTCGCCAGTAGTATTTCCTGCGTTACCGTCAAGAGTCGGGTCAACAGCTTCGTCGAGAGTAGTCTGTGCTGAGTTTACAGCGAACGGAAAGAACGCAATTAAAAAAACAATCAAAAGTATTTTCTTCATTTCTGCCTCACGGAATTATCGTTTCATCAATTTCATCTACCGTCATGCTGTCAAGTTCAGCGACTGTGAAATCGTCAAATTGGCTAGGGGGTTCTGCCATGGTAGTAACACTGAAAACATACGGAGTGCCATCAACCGTCACCGTTCCAGTAACTTCAGTTTCATAGTTCGCACTACTGGTGAGCCTGACCCTGTAATAATCGTCTGCGGTCAACGTGCCTGCTACTGCCGTCCAGGTTCCAGAACCGTTTTTCTCATACTCAAGTCCTGCACCTACCGAAATTGCCCCGGCAACTTCTGGGTAAACTTTCCTGGAAACAATGACCGTTGAGAGGGCAACATTCGTGCGAGAACCTGGAGTGTCGGGTTTATTGCTGCTCACATACCTCGGCTTCCACGGATATCCCCACGGTTTGATTACTGGCGGTTGAATCGCTGGATAGATCATAATTGATTGTTGTGGAGGTTTACGCCCATGGCACCGTCTGCAGTGACCCCTTTAACGAGCCTGATCGTGCATGGTGAATTAATGGGTAAGTGCTTGTTGGTTTCCGAAAACGCAAAGGCGTTGCCGTCAGAATCCAAAACCGGAGTAAGTCGTATTCCGTCATTGCCGACATAATGAACTGGTATCGTTCCGGTCCCTGAGAAATCAGAGGCAATGTCGAGAATGAGAGAGGCTGGAATGTCTGAAGAACGGAAGGTCAAATCTGCTGAGGTGTGCGCTGCTGTCTGGTAGGGAATTACCTGGATGCCTACTGTGGCCATGGCGGATCTCCTAAAATAAAAAAGGCCCAGAGATGGAAGAACAATTGCTCTTTCAACTCTGGGCCTAAGATGTTCCGCAATTTGCGGGTTCCTATGCAATCAGAATGATGCTTTCAGTTGTATATGATACACGACCAAATACAAAAATACAACACTTTAGCCGGAAACTTGATTGTATTTGCGGTTAAAGTCTAGGTAAATCCGGTTAATGCTTTTCTCAATACGCTCCTGCATCCTTTCGTTATCGTTACTTTCCGCAATCTTACGGCGTTTTCTTAGTCGTCGCAATCGCTTCTCTGCATCACTTGCATAACCGATAAGTGCGGTCTTTGGATCGCTTCTGATGTCTCTTTTTCCCTTTGGAGTAGCTGCAGCTTCATACATCTTTTTGATGCGTAATACATTATCCCTGTTCTCGACATATATTTGCTGGTCGGCGTATTCGTTCTTTCCTTCAAACACTTTTCTGACAAAAGGAATTTTATTAGAAGTTATCTCCTGTCCGGTAGCCGCTGATATTGGAAGGGAAAGAGAATCTTTTGCCAAGCGTCCAAGTGAGCCGGTCATGGTTTCAAAAAGCATTTCTATTGTCTCGGGCGAAACGTCAATCAGTCCAGACTCTACACTGCTTCCTCCAGTGATATCGTTTACCCACCTGGTTGCAAACTTGGCAATCGGATTGACTGACTTGAAATATCGCTCACTGTCCGGCTTTGGAATACCAAAAGGATTATCACCTGGCATGAGATTTCCACCATGCCATGCTTTATTTTCAAATACCTGGGCTATGGGATCACCTGCAGTTGGCATAATTGTTTGTAGAAGAGTTGACGAACCAATGGGATTAAAGGTATTCATCAGTGTTGAGCCAACTCTCGCCATTCCCTCAGTTGGTGAATAACCTTCTACATTACCAGTAACATTACGAACAGCGCTTGCCGTTTCATTTCCCATAACAAAAAGAGTGTTATAACCATACGGCATCGGGATTTTTATTATCTTTCCTTCGGTCCCCGGTATCATGAAAACCATATTGCGCTCAAAAAGAGACGGCTTGGTTCTCTTCAGCTTATCGTAGTAGCTCTCTCCGTCCTCATCGTCACCACCAGCATATGCGCCAAGGATATTCGCCATGAAACCAAAGCCAAAGATACCGGCTGCTATTTTTTGTACTTTTCTGCTACTTGACAAAGCACGTAACATCCTGATATTCCCGATTATTCCGGCATTCGCAAACATATACAAACTATTCATGAACGGGCCTATCGTACCGTGTCTGGTAAAATCAACGGTGAGATTTGCTGCGGTCCTGGCCGCTTTTCTTTTTGAAGTACCGTTTTCGATAAGGGCTTTATAGGTGGCAAGCCTGACTCCGTTTTCAACTGAAACGTTTAAGGACTCAACATGCTTTACCAGTTTTCTAAAGGCCGCTCGTTTCGGTTTCTCTCCTGCCTTATAGGAAAGCTCTGATTCAAGTTGTTTGGCAAGCTGTTCAACGGTTTCATAGTCCTGCATCCAGCCAATCTTGCCGCCGTTCTTGGCAAAGTCTTTATAAATCTCTCCCCATTCTCCTGCGTCTTTTCCGGTTTCCGATTTATAGATACCTGCGATAGCTGGCTTGATTCCTTTCAAAACTTCTTTCTGCAGGCCGCTTCCTTCAGTATCTTCAAGATGGATGCCTGCCGTTTGAATATCCCTTGCAAAGTTGGTGATTAAAAACTCTGGAGAAAAGGAAGTATTCATTTGAGCAAGAAGTCTGTTGATCTTCTGGCTTACTTTAAGAACGGGTCCGAGTTGTACAGGTTCACGCTTCAATGCTTCCATCCAGCGCATCATTGATTCGTTCTCGCGCGGAACACTGATTATATGCACCACTCCGTCAACCTTCACCTTTGTTTCATTTGGTGCGAGATTGTGGTCTGGATAGAAGCGGATATTTCCTTCTTTATCGAGATATGGTTCCTGGTCAAGTTTGGTGATAGCCCATCGGTTTTCATCTGGGTTTTCCTTGACCATGTTGAATAATACTTTTCCAGCTTCAAGTTTGTGCTTTCTTGAAATAGCTGACTGATAGCGATCAACAACATTGCCAAAGATATTGACAACGCCTTTGGTGGACCCTGACGCAATCTTATACGGTTTGGCAAGTGGACCTACGCCCATTCTTCCGGTAGCTGACTTTCCTTCCTCCATTCCTTCACGCATTAAAGGAACGTGATATTTATACACCGACTTCATGGCCGCATATTCTTCGTCGGTATACTCACCGGCCTGATAGACCATCTCAAGAGCGTTTCTGTTTATCTCTCTGAGTTTATTGGTGGCTCTCTGGATATCCTTGAAATTGTCTTTGTTCTTGAGGGCTGCAATTTTATTTGCAGCCTGCTGGTTGGTCATTCCAGAAAGTCGGTCTTTAACATCTGTCCACTGCTCTGCTGTTTCCTGAAGTTTGGCGGTTTCTTTTAGTGCCGTTTTGGAATCGCCTCGTTCAGCTATGAGTTGAGGAACGCTTTCAACGAGCTCGTCCATAAGCTCGATATAGCCATCTCTCTTGAAGTTGATATCCTTATCGTCCATGACCATTTCATCTTGCAGGTCGCCAAGTCTGTCTTGGTATTTGCGCTTCTGCGTATCGGTCATGTTGGCAAGCATCTCATCAACGTATCTTCTGGCATTAACCCGCTTCATCTGCAAGTTTCGCTCTGGAGCATGTTGCGCCCAAGCAAGGTCATGAACTTCGTTAAAAGAAACGTTATTATCTGCCATGTCCTGCAAAAGAGGATCAAGGGTGTCTTCAGTAAAGCGTTTTACTTCATCGGCAATCTTCTTACCGGATAGTCTGCTTATAAGGTTATAGTCCTGCGATTCGGGCTTCTCGCCTATTTCACGTTGCACCCTGGCCACGGCTGCGTTTTGGTCCCACAGGTAGGTTGCTATCTTTTCCCTGCGGTCTTTTGGCATGTACTTTTCTGCAAGGGCTACTGCTCTTGATTTTATGCCGGTGAATGGTGCGGTGATATTTGAGATATCTGGTAATGCCAATTCTTCGTTTCTTGACTCGCCTTTTGTTTCTTCTGCTATATTCTCAGAAGCGGCTAACTCTGCAACAATCTCCAAAACCTCTCCAAAGGCTGTTTCGTGAGTGCCTTTGATATCAAGAATCTTCATCAACGCACGAACAAAAGACTCCCAGGCACTAATGAGCTTTCCTTTCTCTCTGACTTTTACCGTTTTAAGCAGGTCTTGAAACTGTGGGCTGCTGAACGCCTGGGCAAGAAACTCTTTTTCATTAAGAAACGCATATGAGATATGATCTACTCCGCTGAAATATCCTTCAGGAAACTGACTTTTATAATTCTTGCTCGTTCCTGCTTTCTCAATGGCAATAAGATTTTTCCTTGAAATTAATCCTTGAGCAACAACCTCTCGCTTAACCTTGTTCATTACTCGAGCAAGTCTGTTCCTGGTAGCTTGGTTCTTTTCGTGAAATAATTCCCTGACAGTTACCGCATGAACAGTTTCATGTAATGCTGATGGGGCAATACTCGGATCTCGCAAAGTGATCATGTTTGCCTGAGCATTGTACTTTGCCGCGGTAATAGATGGATCAATTACAACTGGTATATTAAGTTTTGATTCTGGTACAAAGCTGTACAGTAATTCATTGAGTTTTTGAACCTGCGGATTGTCGGTTGCGGTTTGTGTTTTCTGGAAAAGTTCGCTGAGGCTGATTTCTTGTTTTCTTACAAGTCCTGCGGAGAAGTCATTTTCTAATGACTCGCTTACATCTTCTGGTTTCTCAATCTCAACCACTCTCGCATTAACACCAGTGGTACGCAACTCTCTTCTGTCGGTAAAAAAACCTTCAGGCAGTTTCTCGGAATAACCAACCTCGTCAAGCCATTCACGAAATGCAGTTTCAGTTTTACCCTGTCTGAAGAAAGCACCTTCGCCCATGATTGAAACAAGTTTGCCGCCAGGTTTGAGCAATTCATACGCTTTCTCTACATGCTCAATATCTTGATTCTTGGAGAAAGGTGGATTCATTACTATGCGGTCGTACTGGCCTGACTCCATATCCATGAAGTCATGTTCGACAATATCAAAACCTTTGGCCTCAAGCAATTCTCTGTGCCTTGGTGAGATTTCAGCGACCTCAACCTCTGCGCCGGCCTCTCGCATAACTTCGGCAAGGTTTCCGGTTCCGGCTGAAGGTTCAAGAACTTTCATGCCAGGCTGAATATCTGCTCTGTCAACAATCTCCTGCGCTTTTGCTCTTGGTGTTGGGAAGAAATCTACTCCGTTCTTTTCACCAACGAGTGAGCGCTCAAGTTCTTTTACCTTGTCTACCTTTGGTCCGGTGTCTTTGAATTGGATATATTCGCGGAGTGCTGTTTTTAAGGTTGCTTCGTCGGTGAGGCCGATTCTTTGGAGACGGTCGTAGTTCTTTAAAGTGTCAGCTACGGTAGAATATTTAAACTCATCTGGAATTTTTTTAATAACATCACGTAGCAGATCGATGTCGTTTTGGAAATAGTAGCGGTTCTCTTCTTTCAATGCGCGACCAATACTTTCTATTTTTGAAGCAACACGCTTTCCCCCACGAACCTTTTCAAGACTTCCAGCCCAACTGTATAGAGACGACTTGTCAGCAGACGGATAAATGTAACTAACAAACTTTACATCTGACTCAACTGGCTCTCTGTGTCTGTCTTGATCACGGTAAGGGATGTCCTTATCAGCATCATTCTTGGCACGATTAAGTAATGAGTTGAGTATATCAAGATGAGTTTTTGCGGATATTCCGTTCAAATACTTAGCTTCACCTGAGTCAATAGCATCGGCAAGGTTGAGCATGGTTTTTGCTGTGGCGATATCGGTTCTCGCGCTGGCTTCAGCGTAACCTGCCTCTCTTGCTCGTTTAGCTGTATTGGTGAGTCGGTCTTGATTAAGTTTCTCTTCTCCTGCTTTTTGTAATCGTTCGGCTACAGTTCGTAACCTTGAGACTTTTTTCTTAGTTTTAACTTCCTGTTTCTTCTCAACAGTTTCAGTATCTTTAACCGTCTCCCCAGAAAGAACATCAACAAAGTTCTGCCGTGACTCTTCAGACTCAAACTGAAATCCAGGTATTGCACCACTGCCACGAAAACGAGAATACCATCCTCCTAATTGCTTGGCCTTGGTTCTCAGTTCAGAAAATCTCTCTCTCGGTAATTTTTCTCCGGTGAGCTTGACTACATAAAGAGGAATATCTTTTTTGGCATGATGCGTTTCGGCAAGTTCATAATCAACATCACCAGACACGCCTTGAACGGTTGCCTTTCTTTCCTGCTGCTGCTCTCTGGTTTCGATATTCTTATCAGCTATGAGCTTTTCATAACTCTGTAATTGTTCTTCAGAGAGCTTGTCCTTACCCTTGATCTGAATGAAGGTTTTAAACTCTTCAAGGGTTTCAGGGTTGGTAACGCCTTTTATCTTGCTCTCGTAATACTTTTTATTGCGTTCTCGGACCTCAGCAATTTCCTTGGCATACTGGTCTATTTGCTCTTGAGTCGCTTCATTGACCTTGCGCTGTACAGCCTCTTCAACTGTTTCGGAGAATGGGGACCATGACATTGACATTGAAGGAACAAAGCCCTGCATGGTATTACTGTATGCGGATTTTATATAAGCTGATTTTTTATCACTCGAACTCATGTAGCCGGCAAGAGGTGCCAATTGCTTTTTGGTCTTCTTGGCCAACTCTGCTCGGATTGCTTCTTTGCTTTCTACTGCTGAAGCATATGCCTGTTTTAGTTGTTCTGGCGTTACGGTTCCGTTTTTTAATTTGTCTGTGAAGTCGGTTAGTTCTTTGAGGTTGGTTATTTTGGTGTCGACATTGGTGTCGGTAGCAGGTACGTTTTCCTTAACTGCTGGCTTGGTTTGTTGCTTCCTAAAAAGATACAGATTAATTCCCTCAGCATCAGCAATTGAAAAATTACCGGCATCCATCCCTTTTGCAAGAGTCTGATTAAAATCGTCTCCGCGTGCCTCTGCTTCTGATTTATAATTGTCAATAAGCCATTGGTTCATCCTGCGAATGTCGGGCTTTGTAGTTCTCTTGGTGGAATATTTTGGATAAGGTGTAGTTGTCCTGCCTGTTGATGTTTTGAATACATCTCCTGGCTTTATAGGCTTTCCGTCTGTGCGCCGTCCTTCTTCGGTGAGCGATGGAAAATCAGTCACCCCCTCCTTACCTTCCGGCAATTCCTGCTGAGGGGGAGGCTCGGCTTTGCGAGACTTAGGTTTGTCGCTCACATTTTCGGGTTTTTGAGCGGCAACTGGTTTTGATGCTGTTTCGTTAGGGACAACAACATCAACACTTATTCCAGAGTATGGGGACACAAGCCTCCCTGAAGCTCCAAGCTGCTCACCAACGAAAACAGGTATATCGTCAACACCCATCTTAACCATTGCGGAATAGCGATGTTCGCCATCAACAATAAAACCGTCACTGGTTATTTCTACTGGCTTAACTTTGCCAGATTCTTTTATATTTTCTACATATTCCCGTACCGCCTTATTAGTCTTTATTCCTCTTCCAAGTTCGCCAGGCTTAACTTGTGTTCGTCCTTTTTGGTAAGTTTTACTTCCGCCAGCGTGTGTGGCAAGATTCTCTTTGTCTACAGATTCCCCTCGATCACCTCCAACTCTCTCCTGCTCAACTGAGGTATTTCCTTCCCCTGTTTCAGCCGTTTCAGCAACCTCTTTACTTCCCTTTCCTTTCTCCGGTACTCCTTGCTGAATATCTTGATTTCCAAGAGATTGAGTATCTTCCACTTTCTTGAGTACATAACCGTTACCCTCTTTTTCGGCATGCCCTTTTTTAACGAGAGATTCATAAACAGGCTTATTCTTCTCGTTTGGTATCATTGCAGGCCGATTGTTTTCTGCATCAGATTTGAGAAAACCTAAGAATTGCTTTTGCCGTGGAGTCAGCGCGGCCTGATCATCCTGTTCTTTTTCGGCTTCCTTCGCTGGAATATTGGCAGGAGTGAGCGTTTTTTCTTGAGCACCTTTTCTATCTTCTCGGTTGCTCCCTCTTTCAACTGCTGGTTTTCCGATTGCTGTATTGCTTCTTTCATCAGCAACAGGTGTCCTATTCTCGGTTTTAGCCACCGTATTTCCAGACGATTGAGGAATATCATTGCTTCTCTCCTGCTGAAAATCGACGGTCCGGCTCCGGCGCAATTCTCCCTTTGCCGGTCCGGTCCCGCCTACCCATTTCTTGAAAGCCGCCATTGGTAGACGGGTAACGGACTTGCCACCTGTCCAGCCTTTTTTATAATTGGAGTTATAGAGGTCGAGTGCTTCCTGCTCACTGCTTACGCCAACAACAGTTTTATGCTCATCAAATGAACCGTCTTTATTATGCTGATTAACGACATAGGCGTATTTGGTTCCGCCTTTGTAGCCAGGTGAAACAAAGATATCTACATGGTCTTTGTCGTAGCCATTTGAACCAAGGATTCTGCCATAGTCGTTTTTCATCTTCACAGACCATTCTTTACCGCTTGGGTCTGTTCCTGATCTGGTTGAACCTGCAGGATTCTCGACGGAGATCTTTAGGCCATCGACATTGACTTTGGCTGTTTTGTAGTTTTCCGCTTCCTTCTGTGCATCGGTTGGGTTTGTAGCTACTTCCTGGCCATGAGCAATCGATTGTTTATTGGTAATCTTCTCAACTTCTGGTAAAGTGGTTTGCTGCGGCCCTGGCGCAACAGTGTTCCCTTTCTCCTGGGTTGTTGTAGCTGAGGCCGCTTTTTCATCTTCTTTCTGAAGGTTTTCATACCGTTCCCATTCAGCAACGTTCTCTTTGGCAATCCTCGCCGTTTCAGCTTTTATCGATGGTGCAGAAAGCCAGTTGTTTATCATCTCGTCAGCGGATGTGTAACCTTTCTCCTGAGCATATTCATCTACTCGAAGAGCATCACCTTGAACGGCCAGTTGTCCACCTTGAAAAAGCCCTGGATATTTTTTATTGAGCGCGGCAATTGTGGTATGAGAAAAGAAACTCTTTGCGTCATAGATGTTTATGCCGTTTCGCTTTCTGGCCTCTGCCATCTCTTGATAACGCGGATCTTCACGAACTGTATTTTCAGCTTCTTTCTTCGCCTGCGCCATTACCTCAAAAGGAACGGAAGAAAGGCTTTCTTCTGCGCTATCTTCTTCCTGCTCAACTTCGGTACTGGCCTTTTCAATCTTTCGCTGAGCGGCCTTTGAGCGATTCTTTTTAGCCCATTGCTGACGTTCTTTATTTACGCGGTCCTCAAAGTCTTTGGCTTCTTGCTCGGTAATATTACCGCCTTGGAGTTTGGCCTTATTCTCTTCAGCCTGTCTTTCCTGTTCGGCAAAGTATGCTCTGAAGGTTTCGTTAAGGTCTTTTTCTTTCTGCTCGTATTCCTGATTTCTCTGTTCTGGATTGGCTTGAAAAACTTCTGCTGATTCCTTGGCGGTTTTCTTGTCGGTCTTGTTTGCCTGAAACTGCTCATAATTCTTCATGAGGTCGGCAAACTTATTCTTTCTGCTCCTCGCGTCTGCCTGGTCCTGGATGTCAACTTCACCATCTATCATTGAAGAAATGAGGTCGTTGTCGGGTTGGCTTGCAAGATCGTTCTCCATCCGGTCAACTGCTGAGAGGTCTTGGTTTGGTATGGCTTTGGAGATTGTGCCAGGTTGAGATTTAAGAGAAGAGTCAACGGCTTTAGAAACAGTTCCGTCCGGCTTTTGCTCTCCGGTTGGATTGCTAAGAAAATCAGCTTTTACATCTATTGGGCTTCCATTGGAGATAGCTTCTGAAGAGAAAGAACGCCATGCTTCAGCTACTTCATTGTCCTGCTTCTTTAAGGTGCCATATACGTTATTCGCTGCGGCAATCCGCATCTCTTCATTTTCGCTGTTGAGCTGATTAAAAAGTTTTTGCTTTTGACGAACGTTATAGGCGCCTGTCGCTGATCCAAGGGCAAGGGTCATTACAGCCGTGGGTATTGCTGTTTCAATTGCCGCTTCGAGCATAGTCATTCGCTCACCTACTCCAAGGTCGGCATCGATACCGGACTGAAGATAGGCTTGCCCTGTTTCTGTTCCCCATTCTGCGAGATAAACCTTTCCTGCTTGCTTTGCCAACTGCTTTGGAGACATGGAAAGAAGGGTTTTGATTCCATTCTTTGCCACATCAGAAACCGCTTTTCCTGCACCCGGGACAAGTTTGCCAATTCCCATGAGGATAATATCACTGACGAGCTCACCGCCAGATTCAATACCAGCCTGTTTTAAAGCGGCAACGTGCTTTTGATCTTCGGTAAGACCTGGGACACCATCATATTCCTGTCTCTTTTCGTGGTATGTACCTGCGCCAAAGGTTCCAAGAAGAGCGGCAAGACCACTTCCTCCTGCAACAAGTGCGGTGATAGGTGCGCTAGCTCCGGCTGCTGCAACTGCGGCTCCTGTCCCTGCTGCGGCAACAAAGGGAACGGCTGAAGGTCCGAGCGATTCAACACCTTCCATGGCCTTTTGCTTGAACCATGATTCTTTGTCGGTCCCTTCGGCTGCATCGGGCTTGAGATAATCAAATTTCTTTGGTGCGTTCTCGCCAAACTCCTGAAGTTTCTTGCCGGTTGTATCAAGAAAACCTTCGTCGTCGCTGTAATCGCCATCAACAACCTGCATCCCCCGGCCAATCTGCTCAACTGCTTTAGCTCCGCCTCGAAGTGCATGACTGCCGATATCGCTTAGAAGATTACGGTCATGAGAAACCCTTTCGGTACTTGATCCACCACTAAGCACATCATCAAAAACCGAGTCCAGGTCTACATTGCTGTAATCAACATTTCGAGAGACAGGCTGCTCTTGTCGCTGGACAGAAGGAGAAGCAGGAGAGGAAGTTTCTTTCTGCGGTCCCAGAACATCGTCAAAGACAGAATCAAGATTTACACCGCTATAGTCTACTTTTTGTTGTACAGGTTTCTTCTGAGGCTTGGGAGATGATGTATTGTTTTCGGTATCTATTCCATCAAAGACAGAATCAAGGTCTACGTGGCTATAATCCATTGCATGTCCTTGTTATGATTTAGCAATAAAAAAGCCTGATATCAAAAGAAGCATGGACTTCATTTCAATATCAGGCCAAGGTTGCGCTCCCTGTCGGGGTCACTCTGGTAGCTGATTACATAATATGCACAACAACTTTAGCATAGATTGTTGTATTTTGGTAGTTGTTTTATGCGTTATATCCCAAGCAGAGACAGGAGTTCTTCTGCTGCACCAACCTTTCCTTGGCACTCTGCAATGACTTCTACGTCAACTCCTTCCTCCGCTATTTGAAGGTCTTTATTGTATTCCTCCATTTTTCCCATTAACAAGGCCGTCTTGAATCCAATTACAATTTCTGACTCCTCAACATCAACCAAGACACGATCTAGTAATATAAAGTCCCATGTTAGAAAAGAACCATCGTCAAGATTCCACCATTGATAAGCATCTGGAACAAACTCAGCCTTACTGAGAATCGTGTTTTTCTTTATTATCTCAACAAGTGTTTCTCTGCTTACATATGCTTTCATTGCCGCCTCACTGGTAGTTGTTTTATGGTGGAAGAGCTAATCATCAAGATGCAAACGTATCTCAGTAATACTCGTTTCTATAAAACCCCAAAACTCGTCACGGCTGCATTTATGTTTGTACTTTTTTATGATGGGGACAAGGGTATCAAAGATTTCCTGCTGGCACTCTTTCTTAAATCCTTTTCTTTTGCTTGAGAGGCTGCTTTCTTTTTCAAAGCACCTCCAGGGACCACCATAGAGATTTAGCAGCTCACAAAAACCGTCTGCCTTACCTTCAAAATAGTTTGCCAGCATCAAAGCCTCTTCTCTGGTTTTTTCCCTGTCCTTCAATGCTTTAGGGTCGTTGGCTATTTGCTCCCAGAAAGATCGTTTTTCTTCGCTTTCGAAGATTAGAGATTTTATGTTCTTTGACATATTCGCAGCCTCCAGAATGACGGTCAACTAACACCAGCCCTCATCTTCATATAGTATAGCTCTGAGGCCAGCGATTGCGCTTCAACTTCAGCCGTTGCCTGTTTTTCTATTAAAGGAGAAATATCTTTTGCCATGATCTTCTTTGCTCTTTTTTCTCTGACCTTTAAAGCGTCGAGCTTTTGAAGAACATGGGTTCCGGTTTCTTTAGAGTTTATGATCTTTCCAAGCTCTTCATGTATTGCTATAAACTCACTACCAATATTACAGGCTTCATCAGCTTCTTTTTTGTATCTTTCAGCTTTTGCGCGGAGTAGCTTCAGCTCTTTCTCGATTGCTCTTATTGATATAAGTAGTCCTCTGGAAGCGGTCATATTCACCATCCATTAACCTTGATCGTCAAAAACCCCAACAATAGGGCTTTCCTCTTTACACTTCGGACAAAAATAATAGTCGTCGTCTGCATACGTGGCGCTGAAACCAACGTAAATATCAAAATCCTCATATCCGCAATGAGGGCAGTAGAAGTAGTTAACGTCCATTATTTTAACTCCTTGGTGGATCAGGTATAGGCATCCAGTGAGTAAAACCTGTTGGTGCATGTATGCTTTCAAGCTCAGGGTTCCATTTCTTACTGACTGTCCAATAAGCGATACCTACACTCCAATGACCACTTCCCCTGCGGAAATCTGGACGGGCATAGACTACGGGCTCCGCTGATGGTGGCTTTTGGTCTTTAACTGAAATCCAAGTCATTCTTCCCTCACTTGCCTCTATCCACTGGCAAAATATTAGCTGTTTTTCAATTTATCCACCATTCTTGATCTTATCTTTCAACAAGTTGTTTTCTTCAACAAGCTCTTGTATTCTTTTTAATGGAGCTGCTCCTGCTCCCGCTCCGGCCCATATGTAAACTATTGGTTGAACAGAATCATCCATGTGGTTGGTAATGACAATTTGTGTCATGTAATGCCTGTCTTCGCAAGAAACCTTGAGGATAAGATTGAGCAATTCACTAAGCATCTTAAAGGTATTTTCAGCTAATACTTCTTGATTTCGCATAGCCCAAAATCCCACCTTGAATCCAGTTAAAATCCTTGATGGTAATTTAGTGAGGTTTTTCATTTCGTTTCCCTCTCAAGAAGCACAAGAGAAGGCGCAACCTCGTTCATCTCACCAAGAGCAAATTTATCAATAATATAGGTGAGCGCCACATCTTCCTTTGGGTGGTTTTCTGCTCCAATCAGATAGAGATTATATTGAAGCCCGTAACGGAAGGTTTTAAATGTTCTGATCTCGTTGTATTGGTATGATGTCATTGGTTTTCCTTGGTTGGGTTGATTCTCAACAGCTTTCACCCGAAAAGCCCTTACCGAAAAGGGGTTAGTTAATCGGCAAGGGCGGAGAGTAGAGATTTTGATTTTTGATTTATCAGTCACACCAACAAAGTGGGGTTGGTGTTATTTTAGGGCATGGCAATCACCTCCTTTTGGGTTTTGTTGAGCCGGATATTTGATTAAGCAACTAATCTTAATTCTGTATGTGGTTCAGAATCGACTCGGTTAAATTCTTCCATCTCTTTTCTCCGAATCATTTCTTTTCTAATCTGGGCCTGTCTTGGTTCCTGCTTCTCAAGAGCAAGTTGTAAAATCTCCTGAATACTTGCCTCTTTTAAGAAAACCTCTTGAGCGTTGACGTTGATCTTTTTAAAATGACAGAGGTCGTCAAGAGTTTCAATATCTGGCGAGGAAAGCGTTGGTCTGGGGTCTACTGCTGACCAATCCCTTGGTTCCATAGACATAATATGATCTAAGCGTATTTGCTCTGCCAGTTTCATTCTCACGCTTAAATCGAATCTCTGTCTGTCGTTTAGAGAAATTCCACGCCCAAAGACATGTCCGTTTATAATATCTGATACACCACGAACCTCTCTTCCGTGAGAGCTATGCTTAACGGCAATCTGCATAGAGTCATCAAATTGTCTTTCTATTGCTGATATTTCCCATCCATACCGAGCAAGGTCATGTGTAGATGCTGTCCATCCCATCCAATGCAACTGAATGGGATAGGACAAGATACGTGGGTCGCGTCCGTAACAATTACCTCGCATTTAAAGAGCCTCTACTTCCTGAGAGATGGTAAGTTCAAGCTCTTTGATTTCGCGGTCGATGTTATCCAAGACCTTTTTGGCATCGCTGCGCCTGGAAAGAAGCGTTTTAATGCGAGACTTCGCTTTTCCGCGAACTTCTTTGCTCAGTTCTTCTTTTGCTTCATCCATCAGTTCTGCAACTAATGACTTACCACTTTTTGAAACTTCTCTTACGCTCATGATGTTCTCCTTTGAATGTTTTTTCTTAAATACCGTCCAACCTGCACAGGTAGGGTCGGATATTTCACCGATGCCGGACCCTGCACAAGCTGGACTTTCTACTGCCACAACCCCGTAACGAATGAACGTTACGGGGTTAGAATTACTTAGGTTCTGGTTAAGTTAACGAGAATTATTAAACGAAAGAATGCGCTCGCGGAGACATCTGCTGTAATCCATCATGTAGTGAAGCTGGCGTTCCATGTATTCGCGCTCTTTGATGTTTTCAATCTCGGTAAATTTCCCTGAAAAAACAAAAGCTGACAGTTTCGATATTTTTATATCAAGTTGCTCTTTCTCTTCAACAACTCTGTTCTTATAATCAGAGTTCATCCTGGTATATCCAGTCTCAAAAGCCTCTGCCGGTGAGAATGATTTGTATCCGTCCTGATAAACCACGTAATATCCACCGACTTGTGGGTTGTGTTTTCTCACGTATGATGGGCTGACTATGATATCGCCATAACCATCTTCCTCAAATGAAAGCGTGGCTGCACCGTCTGTCTCTCTGTCCTCAATTGCGGCAACGTCACTGTCTTTTTCTATCTTTGCAATCTTCAGCGCCCAGACTTCCTTGTGGCATTTGTACTTTGGCATTTCTACTGCTGTTGGCATAATCACTACTCCTTATTTGAGTTTTAATGGAAGGGCTGATGAGATTTGAACTCACACGGCTACCCGGACAATTTTTGCTATACAGATACGAGGGAGCGACCTCTCGTATGTCGCACAGGTTATGATTCCTGCTCCGTTTGCCTACTAATAGCGTCTACCACAATTCCGCCACAGCCCTATTTCTTGTGTCTTACCAGTAAAATCACCACAAAACCGTCACTTGCCCTCACGGACATTTGCAGGATATCGAGGTTATATTGATGCTTCCACTGATTGAGCTTCATCTGACAATCTGAGTCTGTACCTGTAATTATTTTGTATTCGCCCATGGTTATTTCACCCCAACCCGCTCAACAGCAACAGCCTCACGCTCCATATTTAACTTCTTCGCAACCGGAGTCAGCATCATATTAAAAGCAATGCAAAAAACCGTGAAGACAATCGCCACTGCTATCATACTGTTTATTCGCTTTTGCATGGTTGGCTCCTTTTGGGTTAATTGGTAGTCAGCTAATTAGACCTGATCTCAGAGAGGTGTTTCCTTGCAAAATCAATAACATCTCCAACAGTCACAAACTGCTCTGTATCTGGATCATGTATCGTGATATCAAACTCTTCCTCCAACTGCATAACCATCTCCATGCAATCAACTGAGTCACCATTGAGCGTGTCCTGCAGGGTGTCGGTTTTGCGGATGTCTGACGGAGAATCGAATTGCAGGTCTTTGGAGTGTTGTAGACGAAAGGCGTTGTATATAATTGACTTTATGCGGTCTTCTGTGGTTTGTTCTATAGTTGGTTTGATTTTATTGAACACGAGATCTGCATCTGGGCGGTGATACTTCCTGAGGTATGACTGCATGATATCAAGCGCTTTTTGGCACCTGGCGTTTTTCTCTTCCTCTGAAAGCGGTGATATTTCCACGTCAAGGTCTAGTTCTGTGCAGTCTGCTTTGAGGTTTTGGCTTCTGCTTTCCTCCCGATCCCGCAACCACTCCAACAACCGATCAGCTTCAGAGGTCATACTGTCAATTCCTTCCAGCATGGCAGACTTCACAAAGTCATTTCCTGCAAGCGGGTGAGTTGGACTTGAATGTGCTTCGTCAATGATTATTTCATTTACAGTTTTAGCCAGCCCACTGATTGAGCACTGCAAAACAAGAAGTCGCTCAATCTTCTCAACTGCTTTAGTGTTGGGTTTTCCGTACTCCGACATTGTTCTCTCTCCTGTGAATTATTCGAATATTTCTATGTCAACGGTCAGCCGTTTGATTACTCTGGTTTCTACGTGATCCATCTTCTTGGCAACATTGAAGAGTCTTTCTGCTTCTGGCCTTGGGAAACCAAAGTCTTTCCATATTCCTTCCCTTTTGCGCTGAAGGACAAACACCTCGGACAAGTCAACAACTCTGCTGGCTTTGTCTTTCTTGCCGGTGAATGGTATTATTTTGGTGAGATTGGTTAGTGCTCTGGTCATTGATTCTCTCCAGCCAAAGGACATGGGAAAACCCACATCCTTTGACGATTGGTTTTTAGTAATCAAGTTTCATTCTATACTTCACTCCAGACATGATGATGCCAAGCAGTGAAGATATTTGCGCTATCTGCCTCTTGCTGCATCTGGCCAACAAACTGACAAGAGCAGGGTCAAGGTGTGAAAGAGAGGTATCTGTTTTTCTCACTTCCGTAGGGCTGAGTTCATGGATAAAAGAGACAAGGCTTTTGTATTCCTCTTTCGGTACATCTTTGTATGAAGGAACCTTGAACCTGTCCTTTATTTTGCCGTAGACCTTGGCAAAGCCGCTTTTTCCTGAATCCTCACCATGGACTATTGCGGCAACGAGCTTTTGCACTTCTCTCTGCTGTTCAGGACTTATAGTAGCAACAGGAAGGTTGACGGTTCGTGGGTACCGCTCGAAGTAACACTCCTCCAGGCGTTCAAAAACATCCCATGCCTGATCGGTGTTAAGCATCTTGGCATGACGGGCTGCGCCTCGTTCTGTCCAGAGGGTTAGTTTTGGGGTACTTGGTGGGATAATGGCTTGCTGAGTTTCGCTCAGCAACATCTTGAAACATTGTGTTTCGCTGGGGTTTAAAGCAAATAGGTGCTTTCCCACGGTGAATCTTGATTTGTTTTTTCTGTAATTTGTATAGATGTTCGTTTTGCGAGTTCCGTACAACTGTGCAAGTAACGCCGTAGTAAGTACGGGCTGATCTTTGAAGTGAATCTGAGGAATGGTTTCAGGGGTAACTACAGAGATGTGTCTGGTCATGATCTTGCTCCTGGTAAAAGATGAAATGTTTTCACCTTCTCTGCTGCTAAACAGAAAAGGCGAACCATGCGGGTTAGCAGACCGGCTACCAGGAACCGGCGAGTCCGAAGACTCCCCACATGACTCGCCAAACAGAGCAACGTCATGATTATCGGACACAAAAAAACCGCCAGTAAATAAGGCGGTGTGTCCGCCTGATAGGTTCGGGCTGCTAATCCCGACAACGGATTTTGCCGTTGCAAGGTAATGGTAGCCCGAATTGTTAAGAGATGTCAAGATATTTTTTGAGACTGTTGCTTCCATTGATTCCCCTGAAAAGAAAAGCTAACTAGCTCCGCCCCTGGGAGGTGCGACAAGGAACGGGAAATGTCACTGAAAACCCGATCCAAAACGCTCGAAGAGACGAGCAGAGCCGTAAAGCGGTTATGAAGATCTGGCTAGATAGTGCCGATCACTCGGCCTTTCAACGTGTCTCTTTCAGTCGTTGAAAAGGATTTTAACCCATCAAAGGACGCTCCAGCCAAACGATTACAACATTAAAAATACATATTGTTGTTTTCTATTGTATCGTAAAAATACTGTTTTGCAAGAATATAATGTCTTTTAATACATCTTTTTGGTGTTTTTATTTTTCACAATACAACACCTCTTTTCACATCAAACAGTTAGGTTGACTTGTTTTTGTTTTGGGTGTATGATTTGTTAGATGAAAAATTTCTTAATGAGGGGATTATGAAATACTTGATGTTGTCTACTCTTCTTGTCCTGCTATCTTTTTCTGTTTCTTTTGCTGATTGTTTTGGTGACTGCGCTTCCGACCAGGGAATATGCATTGCTCAGTGTAATGGTGACGGACAGTGCATTGCTAGGTGCGGTGACGCTCATGGACGGTGCATGTCAAGGTGCAGCAAATGAGTAAAGCGCAACAAATCAGCTTATTCGTTATGGCCGGAGTTATAGCCCTAATGATCCTTTTTCCGCCCTTTAAGGCTGTGCGGGTAAAGGGTGAATATAATGTTGGTTACGGCTTTATCTTGAGCGACAGAACAGATAAAGGCATCGTAAACACCCCTACCCTTTTTGCTCAAATTGTCGGTATTGCAATAGTTGGAGGTGTTCTTTTGGTAGCTATGAAGAGAAATAGAGAAGACAAAAAGAAAAAACCAGTTCGAGAGCAAAGAGTCAGTTTAAAAAGAGCTCTTGTTAATATCACTGTTCTCTTTGTCTTTGCCGTTGGATGGCTTACTTTACAGGCTGGTGGCGATGGTAAGTCTCCACCTATAGCACAACAAAAAAGCCCTGCCATAGTTGTTGACCAAGCAGGGCATAAGATTGATCTTGAAAAAGCCTTTGAAGGTGTTGAGTAGTTACCCTCTTCCTTGGCTCTGCGCGATTATATTCTCAATAACCTTCCTTCTTCCTTCCGGTGAAGTTGTCTGGTATTTCTGCCAATACTCTGGGCTTTTATTTAAGATGAGTAACGCCTGAACCTCTGGGCTTGGTTCTCCGTACAACGCTCTTGCTGCTTCCGGCGCATCACGATAATACATCACTTCTCTTGGAATCGGTTGACTTGCCTCTGCGTCAATATAATCAGTTGGCTTCTGGTCAAAAGAATCTTCTGCAAATTTATCGTCATACATTTTAGCAAGCTTTAATGATGTATCTATTCGAGCTTTCTTGTTAAAACTAGTGTCTCCGCCAGTTTTACCATTCAGTGCATAATATTGTTCTTCCAACTTTGCCAGTTTGTCGGGATCTGTTTCATTGAGAATATTGGAGCGAAGATCGTTCATTTGCTGAAGAGTTTCAGCCTTTGCGTTTCTTTCTCCAGCAATAGCTTCTGTACCAATGCGGTCTATTTCATTTTTGTCGGAAAGAATAGCGTTCTGTTCTTCCTGCCTGGTATTCGCACCTTCCTGCTGCAACTTGGTACTCTCAAGACCTGTATCTATTCTTTTGTTGGCTACGCGCTCACGCCATCCAATAGGCTTTTCATCCTGCTTGTTTCTTCCGTCTTTACTCGCCTGAAAGTATTTTTCACGAACACTCTGCTCTCCAGGATCGAGCAAACCAGATCGTTGTCTCGTTCCCTGGGTTGGATTTCTCATAAAGGCTTGGCGTTCTTCTTGGCTGGTGTTTTGGTCAAAGGAAACCTGGAGGCCGCTGTCGGTTTTGTAATCTTTACCTGAGCTGAACAGGCTGGATTTTTGGTCTGTTCCTTCCTGTGGGCCTGCTGGTGTAAAAGCCCTGGTCGGTTTGTCTATCACGTTTCCGTCTTTATCTTTTCCGGTTATCTTATTCCCAGAAATAGAGAAAACGTCTCCGGTTTCTTCGTTTTTTATAAAACCGGTTCCAGGTTGTCGTGCTGCTGGAAAAGTCCTTGCTTCCGTATCTGGCACTTCGCCTACGTTATGAGAAGGAGAAAGCTGCATGTTCTCTTGAGTTGTCCCTGGGAGTTCTGCGGCGTTTGCTGTTGCCGGAAATGTTCTTGCATTTTCTGCAGGATCTTCTATCTGGTCTTGGGGTTTTGTTCCTGCAACAAACGTTTTTGTATTTACGGCATCTTCTTTCACTGCTTCTAAGCCTTTTTCTAGTACAGGTGCAAAAACCTTTGAAGCAGTTCTTGCGCCTATCCCAACTGGACTATTTTTAATTATATCTCCGGTCATTCCGACGACGTTTCTGCCAACTTTCCCAACTATTTTATTGGCTTCTTTCTGGGCGCTTGATGGCGCAAACACACCACGTTTATTAGGGTCATACTTAAACTTCTTCTCTTTTTCCATGGTTGGCATGATGTTCTCCTGCTTAAATTATGCCTCTATCGGCAAAGATTTGTGCTTTTATTGAATCAAGTGAAAAATATGAACCGTCAACATTGGCAAAGGTGAAAGAAGCGTAATTGAACTTTAAGCCCCTTCCTGTCTTGGCAAGAAAAAGTTGCTGTCCTTTGGTAAGATCAGCCGTTACCTGATACGGGCCTATTGTGGTTTCATCATCTCCGGTAATGGAAACCGTCATTGCTCCATCACAGAGTGCACTGTAATAAATACGCCTGATCCGCTTATCTCCTTCGGTTCCAAAGTCGGTTTTATGCGGAGTGAAATACGCATCTATCTGAGTACCATTGTCACTGTCACCACAACAGAGGTTAAAGAGTCCGGTATCTCCAGCCCCAAGAATCACGCCATTGAACACACACATTGAGTTGAAGTTGTGGTTTGTATATTGGCTTAGGGCATTTACATTTAAATTTATTCGCACAGTTTGCATGATCTACACCTCTAGCCCTGCAATGGTTTTTCTTAAATTCACGTCATATGGCAGAAAACAAGAAGCAATCTCTATAGTAACTCCGCTTGGGTTTGCCGTTACAAGGTCGGAATACCGTTCTTTCAATTTTGTGGTGAAGCTCGAGAAGCTTAACCCCGCTGCAACGTTCCCTTCTAACTGAAAACCACCAAGGGATTCTCCGGTTGAGAACATCAAATAAATACATGAAAAAGAAAAAAGCAGGCTTCCGTGACTGTCGAAGATAATTTCTTCTGCTGTCATTGTTATTGGGAACGTACTGCTTGCATTGTATTCAAAGGTATAGCTGTCACTTCCTGACTCAACTGTAATTTGCAGGTAGTTTGTTTCCTGAGCGTCATATACTGCTGAAACCGTTCGTTCAAACTCAACTGGAAAATTGTCGAATGTATATTTTTTTTTGCCGTGTACTGGAAAGCCAAAGTCATTCATATAGGCAACATCATTTATTTCATAATAAATACCTGTTCCGGTGACACAGCTATCCTCTAGCTGTTGATAGTAGTAACCTGCATTTTCGTCACATAACGGAATCCATGTTTGTTCTTGCAGTCTTGTTTGTCCTGGTGGGCAAACTAAATAGTCGGCCTGAATACATTCCCATACAGGATCACCCACTTGAACGCCTCCGTTGCAGGTACATGAACCTGCATAGGTATAATCACCAACTGAAGGATTTGACGGAATTGCCGATATCGGTCCTATCTGACAATAAAAGGTCATTGTGTATGGTTCTGGTTCAAGCTCAAAACCGCCATCAGTGATAAAATCGTAAGTTGCGGTTGCAGAAAGGCCAAGGACTTCAACAAGTGCTGTTCCAGCTTCATTACTGACCTGTAGCCAATCATTTGAAAGCATGTCAAACATAGAGAATCTGTAGTCACTTCCGGTTGAACCGTGTCTTTCTTTTATCAGCATTACCGGTTTGTAGGTCTGGTGTGCGGTTGCTGTGCGGTCAAACCCTGTTCCAGTTACTCCGTTATCAAGTATTCCTATAATCCCAACAGGTGTAATGATTTCATTTGTACTGGTTATCATTACCAGCACTTCAGGATCTCTGGAATTGTGTCCTGTTGGTGAATCAAGAAGACTTGTTCCTATTTCAGTTATATACTTTCCTGCGGCCATTGGAAAAAGAAGAGCTGCATTTTCAAAGTATAGAGAAGGGCTTACTTCGTCAGATGAAGCAATTAGCCTTGAACGTGATCCGCAATCGGTGTGAATCCACACCGGTACATCGGTGTAAATATCGCCATCTATATCAATGCTTACCGTATTTGAACTTACATCGTCAACTGCTGTAACTATTGCTTTCACTACACATACCGACCTCAACGCCTCTTCGGTAAAACCGACACTGGCAAGGTACTTGTATATTCCTCCATCAATGGAAAAAGCCGGTATGCTTATATCGTTAGCCATTAACTACCTCGTAGTCCTTCCACACTCTCATTTCTGCTGAAGTGTGAAGAGGAACAATACAAAGATCATCAAACCTGGTTCCATTAATCAAACAATCTTTCTTGCAATCAAGCGGTGATGTCCAGGAGTCCATTTCATCAAACATGCTTACTAATACTATTTGACCTACACTGTACCTGCCAAAATTCGCGTCATATGCTCCTTCAAACCTGACGTATTTATCAACTGCACAGATATCTAAGTTGTAGTAAAACCTGCCATCCTCAAGCCATAGCTCGGTTGGTGTTTCTGGAAAAGCGTTTACAACGATACCAACTGAAAAGTGTGGAAGACATAAACACTTTCGCTCAAGTCGTTCTCTTTTAGGCTCTTCTTTTTCTTCTGTAATAGCAGGTTGTGCATAAATTTTAATTACCTGTTGAGTAAAGATTGATTGACATTCAACCACTATATCGGGAAACGGCTTAACAATTCTCTTGCTCTGCTTGAGCCCCTGGAAAGACATCAGGTTTTCAAGGATTCGCATTTGATCTTTGGCAAAACCTATAAACTCTCTGCCTCTTGTTTGGTTTCCCTCAACTATTATTTTAACTGGTATCATGACTCGCTATAACTGTGCGATTCGCTAATGTTTCCGCTATGGCTGGTCCCAACACTTCTGCTTTCAGAGTGGCCCCAACTCTCGCTAATTGATTCGCTAGCACTATTAGAAATACCAGCACTGGCATTAACACTACCAAGAGCTGATGCTACAGCCTGCATAGCAATGTTTGCCATAGCCTCAGATACTTTTTCACGCAATGCGGATTCAGAGGTATATCCATTTGTTGACTGTTCAGCGTTGGCAATTGATTCCCTTAATTGCATGTCGGCGTTTTGAAGTCGCAAGGCATAGGCCGCTGCTTTGGTCTTCTGGCTCTCAGCAATAGCTTTCGTCTCTGAGTCGTACCCTTTTATCTCGGCTTCTATGGCACCGATAAGGGCTTCGTTTTTCTTGGCCTTGGCATTAATAACTGCGTTAAAGGCTTCTGCTTCTGCTGAATATGAATCGACAAGCCCTTTGTTGTACTCAACAATTGCCCTTAAGTTCTCAACCTGAGTTTGAACATAGATTTTATTTGCTTCTGCTGCGGCTATGTATGCCCTGATGCTTTCGCTGTAAACGCTGATAGCGTTGGCTGCGACTGCCTTTGAATAATCAAGGCTTCTATCGTTCTTCCTGGAAGTAAAGTCACGCAAAACAGCTTCAAGGTTGTTTGCCATCTGAATTGCAAACTGGCTGTTATTCTGAGCAAGCTGCGCCTGCTCTATCATGATCTTACCGTTGATCTCCAGTGTTCTTCTTGCTTGCTCGTTAGTTTGTTCTTGCAGTCTTCCGGCCATTGCTCCGGTCGGAAGAGGAAAACCCCTTGTAGTAAAATAATCCTCTACCTGCTGCTGTGCTTTATCGTCTTCAATAACCTGCCTGGCAAGAGCTCTATCGTAAATCTCTTGCTCAACGGTCGAGTCAAGGCCAGTTGCACCGGATTGTAGGTCGGCTATGAGACGATTAAAGAGCGGAGTATAAAGAGAAAGAACGTGTTCGCTTTCTACCCATGAAATAGCCGCGCTTATCTCAGCTGGAATATCTGCAGGGTTGAGACTTGAAAGATCGACAGTTGGTAAAGTTTGCAGTGAGGGTGGAGTTGCGGCGAAAACAGGAAATGAAGTTTCAAGCCCTGAAGTATCGACAGCCGGACGACTATCAACTGGTATATCAAGATCCGGTACGGTGACACCTTCAACTGATACATTTGGAGCGGGGTAACTGGTAATTATACTGTCAAGAGCTCCAAGATATCCGCTGTTGCCATCTACCCCAACGAGCTTTTCTATCATGCTGTTTGCCAGCTCAAGTGACTGCGTGTATTTAGCGCTGACATAGGAAAGTGAGCCGGAGTCAACACCCGTTCCAAATCTTTCGTTCTCTCCCCACTCGAAAGGCTCAACTGCCGGTTTATCTACATATAGGCCCATATCTCAAACCTCCGCGCAATATCTGTTTTTGTTGTATGAAATCACGCTGTAATCTTTTACTGTTTCTGCAACTCCAGAAAGAGCTGGTGCTGGACAATTAATGTCAGCGTTCGCGGTATTTCTTTGAATCATTTGCCCCGAAACTTCTGAGACACTTTGGTTAATATCAACGTGCATTGCCTGAGTTGTTTCACCAGAAGATTCAACTGATATTCCCTTCACTGTGTAATCTACGTTTATAACTGTCCTGAGTTTTGCCGTTCCACCAACCGCAACTTTTGGTTGTGCAACTGCTCCGCTGCATGTAATTGGATTGCTGGCAGCCGCTGACACTTGAGGAAGAGAGGAATCAAAATTCGACTCCCATGCTCCAACTGCTGTGACGCTTATTATTGGTGGCTGAATAGCACCGTTTGCAAAGTTCTGGGCTGTCCCTGTCGCTGATATGTTGCCACTACTAACGCCATATCTTCCCCATGACTGAATGGTTGTCATGGACGTGCCAGAAACTTCAGCGCCTGGGGCAACTACTCTCATTTTGTCAAGTGAAGCTATAGATCCATGGAAGGATGGAAGAGACTGATTAATGTCACCATCTGCTATAATTGGGTTGGAGATAATACCAAACAGTCTGCCGTTTGTGGTTGGTGATGAAATGTCACCATCTGCAGTAGAATGTATTGTTACCGTTGCGTCTCCACCTATCTCTGATAATGGTGGATTAATAAAACCTGATGCTGCGGTAACTCCAACCATGGCACCGTGAAGTCTGCCGGTGGTCGTTGGTGCAATTATGTCACCGTCACCTGTCTGGACCTCTGTCCATGTAGTAAATCCAGTAGGAAGCGAAGAAAGAAGTTCAATATCTAGTTGAGAAAGTAACAATTCTGCAGTTGCACCTATCTCGTATAGTGTTGCAGCAGGATATAGCAGCTCTCCGCCTGCATTCCAATCTTCAAGGTATTGTGAACCAGAATAGCTCAATATGTGGTTTGAACCATTCGTTACCTCTGTTGGTGTTGCAGTTGCGCCATTAGAACCATAAATAGTGCTACCGACAACAAGCCAGCATTTTACTTGTCCTCCAGTGGTAAATCCTGCATCGACCAAAAGCCCTACTGTTACAGGGGTGGTGTCACCAACTGGAAAATCATTAACAACTCCAGTGCTTTCATCTTCTCCATAAACGATATAAGAATAATCAGCACTTGCGATACGAATACCTTTTCCTGTTGACCCGTCTGGATTCTCTGAGTCAACATAGACATTGCTATCTCCCACCATTTTGCTAAGAGAAGCGTTCTTTGTACAGAACCCAATAACAAAGTCATGATATGATCTATACGTTGGATTTCTGGTAAACTTTATTTCAAAATACTTCCTAAAGTTCCCCGAATATCCTGAAAGACCTTCTAAGTGCTGGTCACGCCCGTTGTTATCTGTTTTTGTCGCAACATTATTGTCAGACCCAGATAGAGAATAAGTGCCATACGGACTTGCAGAAGGAAGTCGTGATGAATCCCAATAATCAGCCATTAGCTCTTAGGCGTTGTATAGGTAAAGGTGTTGATAATACTCTCACCGTCTTCAGTGATGGTCGTATTGCTCATCTGTAATTCATATGCAGTGGTTGCACCAATGGCACCGTCAAGGCGAACTGCCGTAGTGCTTGCTCCGGTAGTCCTGTTGTTGTCATACCACCTGAACCAACCGGCTACGGTCCCTGTACTGGCCGCGGCAAGTCCTACTCCTTTCCAGGTTTCGGCTGCGGCCTTGGAAAGAACACCGTCAGCAGAAGAACCCATTTCTAAGCCATTCGTGGCAACACCTGGGGTGAATGCTCCGGCATCTACCGTTATCTCCATTAAGAGCGTTCCGGTTTCAACTGCATCAGCATTTGCTGGCTGAGTACCGGAAAAGATACGAATAACTCCATCCTGCATGATGGATTTAACTGATCCGGTTTGATTGACCGCATTGACAAATCCAGTGGATAATCTTTCTGCCATGACAAAACCTCATTAGAGTTTGTGTTAATGAGGCCATTTTTTCTTCATGGCGTGATCAACTTCCAGAGCAGCTTGCGGCTATAAATAGCGGAGGCTGTTGGCGGCTTCTGCCGTTGTTTTAATAAACCGTATTTATAAGAACTTTATCCTTAACTACTGTTGCTCCTGAAGAACCTGTTGAATAGATTAAATCTCGTTCCGTTGGAATAACTAACTGTCCGTTTTCTGTGCCTATACATATTCCTTGGTCGCTTGACCAGATAGCTGAGAGTCCTGGTATTTGTAAGTTTGTACTGCTGAGGTCGATAAGAGCAATATTTGCGCTGTATTCATGGGCAGGGAATGAAGCTTTCTTGACATATGACATTGCTTCAAAGGTTTCAGCCCTTCCAATAAATCCTATTTCTCTGCTTGTTGAAACCCACACGCCATTTTCAACCGGCTTGATCATAACAACGTTGTCTCCAAACTGGAAAAAACGCCTACTCACGTCAAATTTACCAAAGGCATATGGTTCTGATACCCAGATAACACTTCCAACAACTATCCACATCCTGCCAAGGAACACGGCAATGTGTTTTCCAGGCGGAGCAGCTGAAAAATTTCGTGTTGTATCAACTCCAACATGATCTTGCGTAGGCCAGGGAGAAGAAACGCCAGATTCGATTACCCCGTTTTGATAGAGGCTTGAGTAAAAGGTTTTATCACCAACCTGCCAGAAAGAAATTCTTGCGCCTTTAGTGAGTGAGGACCGGACACCTGTTAAGCTGTAATCTGTTGCCACTTTCATGATAGCTGCATCGTCGGTACGATCTTCAACTATAAAGCAATCTCCGCCATCACAGAAAAGAGAATGGTAAACCTTGTCACTCAACTGTGTTATTCCAAGCCGTCTTGAAATGGCATATGAATCATCGATATCAACGTTTACAGCTGCGGCAAGCTCGGTAATGCCTGTTCTCTGGTCGTAACTAAGGCGCTCTGCACTTACCTTATTGTTGAGCCCTGTCGCTCCTTTGAGTATTGTTCTTTCCATAAATCACCAAAGTTTATTGCGGTGTGGTCTGTTTTCCTGAGACTTTCTTTTTCTGTCTGCATCGGGCGGAAGACCAAAATACCTATTAAACTTGTCTTCATGGTTCTTGGCTTTTTGCGGAGCGTAGAGTTCTGGTTCGTCCGAGTTATAGACAACCATTAATGGATAGTGGTGTAAGTACCTGTGATGAGCGGTTGCAATTGCCGGGGTCAATACTTCGGGGTCGGCATCAACTAAGGTGAGATCTTCCGTTGAGAGTGGGGTCCGGTACACTTCAAGTTTGAGCGTATAATCTGCTTCTGGAGTTTTGTTGAAGGTGATACTGGTTTCATCGAAGATAAGGACTTCCGGTTCTCCCTCGTTCTCGCGCCAAGTAGGATCAATCCGGTCAAGTTCTTCACGGTCTTTGATGTCCAGATAGATATAATTACCTGCAGAATCAATCAAATACGCCTTGGTAATGCGGGTAATTGACTCATGCACGTCATACGTCCGGGTGTCTTCAACCACATCAACCTGGCATACTGCCGTTGTCGTGGAGTCAAAGAGCAGGTCTTTACGGGTACAGGCTTCGTGGATTGCCTCGTTAAAAAGAATCAGAATAGCGGCATCGTCAAAGAGATACGGAGATGTGCTGTCATCTGACTCCTGCCTGTACTTCGCTATAAGCTCGGTAGTGTCCATGGCTTATTCCTTTGGAAGAGTGAACACCTTGATTGCTGCTTCCTTGTACATCGGAAGAGTGTCGTTGGCCTTCATCTCAAGACAAACCTCTCCGTTGGTAGCCTTTTCTACGAAATCTACAACGTCCTGCTTTTTCTTCATTTCGTTGATGGAGTTACTAATCGCTTCAAGGTCTACTGGTGTTTCAACGGGTTCCGGTTGCGGTTCAGTCTCAGTTTTTTCAACTTCACTGCCGGAAACATCTTTTTCCGGTTCACCCTCAATAACGGTCAGTGTTTCATCGTCAACAGGGCTTTTCTCTTCCTTTGCCGTTTCGGGAAGATGATACATATCGATCATGCGAATGGCTTCAAGGCGCATTTCATCGATACCAGCATCTTTTGGAAGTTCAAGTTTTGCGCCGGTAAAGTTACTAGCTACAAAAGATCTGATATCTTCCTCGCTTTGCATCGACATTACCGCCTGACGACCTTCATATAAAGTTTCATCATAATCGCCTGCAGGTTGTTCTCCGGTGGCAATTTCAAGCCCTTCATCGTCTTTCGCTTCGGCTTTTACATACACGTCAGGATGATCGAGCATCTTATTAGCAACCTTTACCTCAACAAGTTTGATCTGCTCTTTTATCCACATACCAGTGTTATAAAGCGAGTCGCTGTATATCCCACGCTTGCCGATATACTGAACGGCTGTCATGGGCGGCTTTTCAGCATCAAGTACCTTTTCAACTGAATCAGCAAGAAGCCGGTCAATCTCCGGGCTGCTGGCGTGAGCGTCCAGGGTTTTAGTGATCACTGAGAGTATTTTTTTCTTTAGTTGTGCTTTCATTGTGTCCTCAAGTAAACGGAAAGCCCTTATCGATAAGGGCTTTCCTGGTAGTGGTTACACTCCGGTTTACACTCCGGTAATCTCACCAATGATATTGATATCCATCTGTCCTGCGGAAGCGTGATCAGCTCCGGTCTTATTGGTCAGAATGAGATATGCGTCTTTGGGGAGGGTTACGGGTTTTGTAGTGGTTGCTTTCCTCAAGGTCGCTGCAGAGGCAGAAGAAACACCATCTGCGAAATAATCATCGTCCTGGGGAACGGCGGTGACATCAACACCGTCAACATACTGGAAGCCAAGGTCAAAGACAGTTGCAGCAGTGAACGCGTCACTGATTACAGCTATCATGTCGATGAGCTTCATTCCTGCCGGTAGTACGCCAAGACGGACAACATCAGCTTCAGCAATTGCCGTGGCCTGGTCGCTGCCTGCAACTACGCCGGATGTATTGGTCTTAAACTGATACGGTTTAGCACTGAGGTTCCCATAAGGAGCGGTGCCGCCGTATGCTGGATTTGGCAGGTTCTTAACATTATCTAAGTTTACAGTTGCCATGATAGTTACTCCTGTAGTACCGGCTATCCATGACAGACAGCCGGTAAGGTTAATAATTTAAAGGCTTACTTGCTTGCCAGGATTACAGCTTGACTGCTGTATCAACGGCAACAACGCCATGGTCGGTGTACTGCTCACCATCGTCACCGAAGTCAACTTTAAAGCGCGGCTTGGTAAAGCCGTTGATGATTCCGACCAACACTTCTTCTTTGTCGTCATGGTCAAGCATCTTCTCAGAGACAAAGACCGGCTGACTTCCATTCTTGGCCTTTCCAAGAACTTCGATAAGCGCCTGGGCACCAACGATCAAGGAACGGTCAACCGCGTAAGTGGTTGAGAATCCGGCTGGTACGAGGTCGGTAGTGGTTTCGGTTTCACTGGTCTTGGAAGCACACCAGTTGATTGCATCGTCTGCGTAAAAGCGAATAGGCTTCGGCATCTTCACAATCAAGAAGTTTCGCCAGATTCCCACGTTACCGCGAAAAAGGTCTGACTTCTTGGCTGCGTTGGCTCTGGTGAGCGCCTGGGCCTGGAAGGTTCTGAAGTTGGTTGACTGCAGAAGCGAGTTGTACTGCAACTCAGAGACGAACCAGACACGCAAAGGCTCATCGTCTGCCATGGAGTCACCTTCAAACTTCACAGGTGCAATAGGCATTGCGCTTTCATTCAGGATTGCGCTCATGTGGTCAATCAGGCTGAAGTTGAATACATCCGTGGTGGCAATACCTACATCGTTACCACTGGCGTTCATCTGCTCGACATAGTTACCTGCGGCGAGATAATGACGGTTCAGGGTAGGTGCCTTAATGGAATTGACCACCAGCTTGGCAAACTTGCTGTGAGAGGCAAGAGGTACAGCCCACTCAGCGTTCATATGAGATCCACGCGCACCGGCCATATGAATAAAGGCCATCTGGTCGTTAAACCGAGACATCCAGCCAAGACCTTGAGAACGGGCAATGCTTCTCAGGGTATGAACGGTTCGCTGCTGACTCATGGTATCGCCAGCGTTAATGGGAAAACGAATCTGGTCAATCTTTGCAGAATCGTTGGTGAGCTTCATCTTTACGCCTCGACCTTCGGCGTACTCTCCGCCGACAAACGGAATACCGTTTACAGGGCTGATAAAGTCATAAGTAATTTGATCGCCACTCATGCGGCTAAGGTCTTTACACCTTACGAGCGGATAATCTGCTGAGGTCTGCATACGGAGCTTAGATTCCGCATCAGACTGTTTAGGGAAAGAACCTGCCATCTTATTGAGGGCAGTCTGTCGATTCATTGTGGCGGCGAACAGGCCAAGCGACTGACGCTTAATTGCTACTGGATCGCCAAAAGGTAATGTGGTCATGATAAAACCTCGTCGGGTTATCCCATGGGGCCACAAAAGGCGCGATAGGTAGAATCAAGGCAGCGGCTTAGAAAGCGGGTGCTATGATCGAATATTTTATTTTGGCTGTTTCGGCTGCTTCTTTATGCCAAGCTCTTTTTCAAGTAATCCGACAAAGAACTTGGCGGTACGGTAAAGAATCTGTGCTAATGTTTTTGCCGTCATTTAAACCGCCTTTGCCAGCCATTGATTAATTTGTTCTGGAGTCATGCCTTGCAACTTCTCCAACTGCTGATCTTCGGGAAGTGCGTTAAATGCCTCTTCTGCATCGTGTGCAGGATGAGAACCACCGGGTATATCAGATAACGATTGCACACCTTTTTTGTTCTTACCGGCCTTATCAAGTGCATCGGCTACTTTCTTGGCCGTTGCCTCTGGATCATCCTTCTTCTTGTCCTTCTCCGATGTATCGCTATCGGCTGCGGGTTGTTGGGACTCGTAAGATTTGATGATATCTGCTACCGCTTGAGGATCACCAGAACGGGCGGCAACCTGGACATATGAGGGTTGTTTCTCAAACCATGTCCAAAATTCATCAGTTGCTTTTACCTGCTCATAGTTCGGGGCAAGCTCTGACACTTTACCGTCAAACTCTGCCTGCCTTTTCTCTGCCTCGGTAGCTGCTTCGTCGGCTTTTACTTTTTCCTCATCCTTTGCTTTCAACTCGGAAAGCTCGGAGCGCATGTCTTTTATGGTCTTGGCAACATCAGGATAGTCTTCTTCCAGGTCGGCAAAAAGCTCGTCCGTTGCTTCAGTGTTGCCCTCGGCTGCATCGGTTTTCTGTGCCGCCTTGAGCTCATCCATAAAGGTCTTGTTCTCCTGGAGCATGTCATTAAGCTGCTGATTCTGCTCTTTCAACTCCTTCACAGAATCACGCAACTCTTTATGCTCGGAGTAAGGAATGGTGTGCTTACCATCAGCCGTCAATACAACTGGCTCCTTTCCCTGCTCATCATCCTCGGTGTTTTGAGAATCTTCGGCTTTTACTGCGCCGGTATCAGTCTCGTCGGTTGCTATGGAGGCTGGCGAATCTCCACTTTCCGCATCTGCATCGGCTGCTTTTGCAGCTTCATCGTCTGCGGTATCGCCATCAAGCTCAAGCTCATCACCGTTGAGAAAACTATTGTACTGATCTTCGGTAATCTGTCCTTCGTCGTATGCTGCTTGTACTTCTTCAAATTCTGCCATGTTCTTTGCTCCTTTCCTGATATCGCTCAGGCCGCGAAAATAGGAGGTTTATATGGTTAAAAAGAGCTTTACGCTCCTGCTTCACAGTCCTTTGAGTCTTTCCTGAGACTATTCATAAACTCAGGGATGGTAAGAGGTGGTGGATATTTCCACCACGTAACTTTCTCTCCTTTTTCAAAAGCAGAGAGTCTTTGCCAGCACGAATCATCGTCTCCGCGATAGTGAGACAGCATGAAAACGTTTCTGTAATTAGTCAAAGCAACAACCTTCTTACTCCATTTGTTTTTTTGACCCTTCGGTGGATCATTTGCCAATCTCCAAGACATTTTTTATACCCCTGCTTCAATACCATGATTCATTCCTTCATCAGCCTCTTGCATCGGTTCGGCCAATGGTTCCCGTAACTCTTCGACATCCGGTTCCTGTACCTTCGGTGAGAACATCGGAGAAGTATTCTTGTCCGGCAATGCCTCAGTGTTTATCTGCGCCTGTCCTGGTTCGGCAAGTAACGGGGCCGCGTCCTGGTCTTCATCACCGCTTGACTTCAAGAACTGATCTGCGGCCGGTGCTGCTCCAGGGTTCAAGATGGCTTGAATGGCTGCTTGGATAGCGCTGTACTTGGCCTCAATCCGGTCAAGAACATTCTTCACTTCAATCTGCTCAATCTTAGCTGAAGACTCGCGCTCCTTGATTGCAAGCTCACGGTCCTTCTGTTCGACCATCCATTTTGTTTTCGCCTGCTCAATGGCCTCTTTGACTCTTTCCTCGACCTGTTCCTCTGTAAGATTGGCTTGTTCGTTGATCTTCATGATGGCGGCAATGATATCGTCCTTATTCGGCACATTAGCGAGGTGCATGAGGTGTGGCATCATCACGGCTTGATACTGAGGCGGAGCAGACTTAAAGGCTTCAGAGAGCGCTGAAAGCTGCTGTTGTCTGAACGATGGCGTACTTGGTACTTCTTCAAGTGTGACCTGCAGCTTGGTTCTGGCTACATCGTTGGTAAGATATCGTTGGCCGCTCTGCTCGTCTTCTACTGGAGCGTTGAGAATGATCTGCTTATCTTCTTTAATCGGTGCGCCTGGTATGAAGACTTGTTCCTGCTGCCCTTCCATGTCTTTCACAATCATAGTGAGTAGAAGATCACCTACTTGCTTGCGTCCAAAGGCAAAATTATCATTTATTTTAGCCAAACCTTGAATCGATTGCTCAATGGCCTGACTCATAGCTCCGGCGTTTGTTGCCTCTTCTTCTCCTGAGAGTGCCGCCGAAACGCTGGAAATAGTTTTAACCACAGTACGAAGATCGAGAAGCCGTTGAAACTGTTGTTGGTTGAGCTGTTCATTATGTTTGACCTCAAATCGTGCGCCGCTCAAGGCCATATGTTCGTGATCAAGTTTAATATCAGCATCAGGACGGCCTACTTCCTGCCGAAAGACTTCATCGGTCATTTTAACTGCGCCGTCTGTTCTTTCAGTCCTGGTCGCAGAGAGTAGCCATTGCATTTTGGAGATACGGGCGTTTATTTCATCCTGCAAATACATCAACCAGCGAATAATGCCGTAAGGTACATTTGTTCGGTCTTCTCGTTTTCCCCAAAAAGGCACATAGTTGAAGGTGTTGAACTCTGATTGTTCGCTCTGCAGCCTATGAGGACCAAAGAAGAAGTGCTTATAAATCTTGGTTCCGGTTATCTGCTTGATTACATAGCCAGGAATACCATTACCAAAGGCTATTGCCGCCATCTGGTGTGCGGAGTTGGATTTATCAAACTCAACAATCCTGCCGTCAGGAGTTTTGATGACGGTCATTGGTTCCCATCGTCTTTCCAGTATTTCAAAGATGCATATTCGCCTGCTTCCTGGGGTGCGCCATTCCTGTTCTTCAACGCTCCAACCTCGTTCAATGTCCTGCGACTGATAGAGGTTTTCCATTGCGTCGGCATCATCTGAGGTGAGGTTGAGTTGGTCAAATGATCCCCAACCAGTACCGGACTGTTCGATAAGGTCTTTATGCTTGGGGAACATCATCTTGACGATATCAACATCAGTCCAGCGTCTACGCAGAAGCCAACGGGCATCTGAAAGGTCCGGCTCTTTAGCTAGAAAGTCCCACCAGATTTCATTACGGTGAACGGCTCTGCATCGATACGGATATTTAAAAGCATCTCCCTCACGGGAAACCTCAACCCAACCAAGGCCAACACCTATTTGTGGCTCATAGGCATCGGAGCAAGACCGATCTGCGCCACTTCTGCGCTCGGCCTGATTCAATTTAAAGTTGAGCGCTTCGGCGACTTGCTCTGATTCAGGGTCTTTATCTGCGTCCGGTTGTACTCGCCAGTCGGTGCGGTTTTTGGCTTCCATGCCGGTAAGATCATCAACTACAGGACCAATGGCGTTTTCAATGGAAGGTGGAATACCCTTAAGGGCAAGCTCGTTGAGAATGGCTGAATCAAGCTGGTTGCCATCTTTATAATCCATCTCACGGTTTGCTTGAACACGCCACGATGGTTGCTCCTGGATCTCATGCCAGATTTTAGAAAGGTCGTCGTGAGTGAATTGCTCTGCTTTGCTTTTACCAGCCATTATGCAGTTCTCCAGTTAAGTGGGGCTCTTGCTCTGGTTTGCACACCGGCTTGGCTTTCAACTATAGTTCCGTAGGCGTTTAAGCCTCTGACCAATGTTTCAAGACCGTCATAGCCATGCATAGCCCAATCGTGCTTTGGTCTGTCTTTCCAGCAGGCGTTTGCCTCATCCCATTCACGGCGGAAGTTTCTGAGACATGAAAGCCCTTTATCGCAACCCTTTTTGTCAATGAACGCTTTCGGAAGCCATAGCTTGACCTCGTTTATAGCTGAGCGCTTGTCGTCAATCCTGGGAATGATCTTGGTATCTCTCATTCCACCTTCTCTGAGAATCTTCTCAAGAGTCTTTGGTGGTGAAGCATGATCCTTCGCTGTTCCTCCGCGTCGAACTCCGAAGTCGTGAGGGAGAAAGTGATATCCCCAAATACAATCGTAATCGCGGTTTATTTTGTTCCAGTAATAGAGAACATCGTCGTCTGAACCTTCCAGGTAGCCAATGAGTCTTTCAGTGAACTGAACGCGCTGGTGAAGCCAAATGGTCATATTGTCGTTGAGCCCGTAATCCCATCCAGTGTTTACCGGAATACCATGCTCAAGCGGAATAGATGTTATCTGGCCTTTCTTGGTGATCTTGATAAGAGCTTTAGAGAGATATGCACCTTCGATTGCAGCTTCAAAGGCTTCTTCTGGAGTACCTGGATACTCGCGCTTCATGTCTCCTTTTTGCTGGTTCTCTTTTTTGGCGTACCAGGCTTTCTTGCGTTCCGAGAGGGTGAAGCCAAGTTCTTTCTCAAGTTCCCTGAAGTATTTGTCCTGATCTGGTGAGATATAAACGTTTTCTGGACCTATCTCGTTTTCAGTTCCTTCCCACCAGGCAAAGAAGTGAAATTTGTAATCAAGTTTAGTCAGCCCTTCTCCTGCGTCCTTCTTCCTCTTTGCTTCCTGGCAATCATCAAAGAACTCACCTGCATTACCTTCTGCTGTTGATTCATTGAAGATGATGTTTCCAGGGGCAAGAGTGTTCAGGGCTCCTGTCCGTATCTCTCTCGCTCTCTCTGGAAACCTGGCGGCTATTTTTCCCATTTCTGAGATATGAAGAAGTTGCAGTGTTCCGCCACGGTGAGAGGTGCCGACACTTACAGAAGATCCGTTCTTCCAGACGATTGACTTTTTGTTGTCAACTTCAACGGGGTACATCTCTTTGATAAAGTCTGGGAGCATCTCATAGGCAAGTGAGATTTTAGCCAGCTTCTTCTGTGCATCTTCAAGGGTGATATCGATGATTCCGGCTTCAGTACCGGAGTTAAAAAGGCAGTAATCAAGAATGAACATGGCAATGAGTGTGGAAAAACCTCGCTGCCTGTCTTTAAGGATGATGTTGAGAAACCACATTTCCATCCAGAATTTACGCTGAGAAGGATTGCGAATAAACTTAACGACCTTGCCAAACTTGTCTTTGACGTGATACAGGTTGTCTATTCGCCATTCTCTGTCTGAAAGGCGTTCTTTGATATACTCAAGGGATTGCTGTTCAGTTTTGGTCATTTGGTAATCCTATGGTTATACCGTCAATTTCATCTGCTATTTCGCTCAACTTCTTCTCTGTATATCCTTGCTTGTCGTCATCAAGGTTGAACGCCTGACGCTCAAGGGTGATGAGATTTTTAAGTGCTGCTGAAAGACTGACTGCTGTTGATGCGTTTGACTGAAGAGAAACTGCGCGGAGCATCATGTTTCTACGCTGAGGGTTTTCGTCGTTCTTTGTATCTTCTTCGATCTCTTCTTCAATCTCTTCACGGTTGGTGCAAACTTCGTCTAGTTGGCCAAAGAGCTTTTCTACAACACTGGAACCATGGGAAAGTTTCGCTCTATGACCACGGACAACTTCAACAGACCTTGCAGCTGCAACCTCAACAATCTCCTTCTCGGTCTGTGGGTTCGCAGTGCGTACTTCTGTGCGTACTAATTCATTGCGTACTTTCTCTGCGACCTTCTTTGAAAGATCTCGCTCAACTCCAAGCTCCTTCATTTTTTTACGGATAGCTCCGTCAGAACAGCCGTGTTGTCTGGCTATCTCACGAATAGAAAGTTGGTTGGCGCGAAACTCTCTTTCAATTGCTTCCCAATCGTATGTCTTTCTCTTTCCCATCAAATCCCCAAATAAAAAAGCCCCTACACGCGAATCCAGGGGAAGAATCGCATATAGGGGCTTTGGTCAGTCTCCCGATTAAGGGAGGGACACAAGGAAACCTATCAGGTACTATTATACAGTTTATACATCAAGATGCAACTATTTGTTGTTTTGCACCTTCTCTTCCATGCTCAAATTAAAATAATTCTGAAAGGACCAAGTTAAATCACTGTTCCGAAGTCCGCCACAATTGAAGCTCAGTGTAATGAGAACATCGCCGGTATGTCCTGTTTGTTCGAGGTGGTCATACAGGACTGAAAACTTTTTAAGAGCGTTTTCTTTTTTCTTTTTTTTGTCTGGCATAGATAATGATTGGTTTAGCTATTATCAGGGCAAATTTACCTGTTAATAAGTGGTTATGTAGAAATTATCCTGGTTATTCCGTTGAGCACATGCCTCATGTTACTTGCGCTTATGGAATCAAGAGTCATTCCGTTGTTTTTTAACACCCTTGCAGCCTTTGTAAAATCTGGCTCCGGAAAGACTGCCAATGGATACGCTTTTACCCATGTTTCTATCTGGCTTAGCTTATCCTCTGCAATTTCAATCCAATCTTGCATACAATCAGGACATATGGCCTTGTCGTCACCGCAAATGCACTTATAGAGCTTCATAACCACACCTTTGAGCGGACGTGAATTATAGCGGTTCTTCGTGGCACGCCCTAGCCACGCCGCTCAAGTCATCGTTAGCCGACAAGTTTAAATGTCTTTCCGGTTTCCCTTCCACCCCAGTGAATACAAAAAGCATATTTCCAAATCTGCACCCACAACTCTCTGGTTCCAAGCCAGAAACGGAACCTGCTGTGTTTAAACCTGGAAAAATGTGTCTCTCTGAAAGGGTCAAGTCGGCCAACCAAGCGGTCAATCGGACTTGCGGAGTTCAGCGGTTTTCCCGTCTTGCTTGCTTCTGAATTGTCCATAGTTTTATCCTCATTTACGGGCTATGCTTCCGCAAGCCCATTACCTAAATCGTTAACTTCTATACGATTTTGAAATATTCCGAATATCGTTGATGTAAACACAACCATTGAATAGCCAACCAGATATAACAACTCCCTTGCCTTTAAAGGAAAATGGTTTCCCATTGTCTTTTGCTTTTTGCATCTGTTCTGGTGTTACCATTGCTTTTTCAATTAGTTTTCTATTAAAAAACGGTTCCATTTTGCCCACTCAAGAAGTTAACAAGCAAATCCACTGGACGCGAAGAAGCACGTCGTTTTTAATTCAACCACTGGGCACGCCAGTGATCTCCACGTTATACATTTCCACCAATACAGCGGTCAATCTCACAGTCTGTGTCTGTGTCTGGTGTGCGACATTCATCTTTCTGGAATGTCTTTACTCTGCTTATCAAAAGCTCAACACTTTCAAGGTGCTCTAATCCACATCCCAATTTAAGACACTCGTTGTGGTATGCCTCAAGGGTCGGCACTAGAGCTTTGTCCTTGGCACAAAAAAGCATCGAATTTTCTTCTGTGTAATGTTTTCCTTTGCATGGGTTGATTGCTAATATTTTGAACTTTCTATCTATCATAATTTCACCTTTGATTTATTGTATAACACCCATTCAACCCACCACGAAAAACCGCAGTCAAGGCAGGTAAATTCAGCATCCCCTCTTGCGTCCTCTATTAAATAGCCGTTATGGCTTTTGCACTTTCTACAATCCGTTATTTGCCATCTGGTGGCTTCGGCAGGTAACCCATCATTCAACGAGGACTCGCTCTTCTCTGCGAGTTTTTCCCACTCAGCCTGTTCTTCATGGGTTAAATTTTCTTCTTGTTCAATGTTCATATTCGCTCACCTGTTAATTTAAACGTTAGCTATACTTAACTGGTTCAGTATTACCTGGAACATACAGAGGGTGCCTTGGAGTCCCATCGCTATTTACAACCAAAGCGTAGCCCTCAAACATTTCCCTTACTTTCTTAGCCCTCTCACGAGCCTCTTTAAAAGCACCCCAGGCACAAATCACCCGATCACATCTAGTAGACACCTTTTCAAGCCAACCATCATTGTCACCCAAAGGGTCCTCACATTGTCTCAACTCTTCAGGATATGGCGTAACCCAGGCAAAGAGATTCATCATGTATACGCCGCCATAACCCCATTTTGCTGCAAAACTGACAACTCTTCGTATTGTTGGGTCGTCAGTTGATTCATTTGCGGTTGAGGGGTTTAAGCCGATAAACATAATCAACGGTTTTCTTTCGTCCCAAATGCGCCACAAGGCATACCTGTATTTTCGGCACTCCGAGAACTCAGCTCCGTTTTGGTAAAAAAGACTCATGTTTTTCATATACAACCAATCAGTAAATCTTGAAGGTGTTGTTTCCAGCCACCAGCAAGTCCAAAGTGTCGCTGTTATGGCCACTGGCGTGGATGATAACATGTACCCCTTTTTTACCACCAATCTCTGCTTCGGTGTTTTGCACAGCAACTCTGAACTCAGGACTGCATTGCACCTTTTCACCGGTTACAGAATTTTCGCTTTCAACCTGCATTTTTAACAATTTTTCTAGTGTCATAAAAATCTCCTAAATGCTTGATATCATTTGCGACCAATTACTGCCAAAAGCTAACCAGTCAATTAAGCGGACGGAAAACCCGTCCGCGCGCTTATTTCAACCGTTATACCCCTAACCCATATTTTCCATTCCGTTGAATGCTTCAAAAACCCTTTCTTTCCATTCTTCTTTTGGGAAGGAATGTGCATAGAGGAACGCTATTAGCTCTCCGGTCCCGAAACCTCCTCGACACCCTCCTGTTACCATTGCTTCTTGCTCACTGTGCAAGTGGCAATAAACCTCATACGCCCTCATGGTGACAACCTTTGGGGATTTTCCACTGCCTCTTCTACCGTTTGCTTCGGTTTGAACAGGATGTGTTTCTATCATATGTTTCACCTTAATCTATGGTATAACCAGCCGTGCAACCTGACCACGAAGAAGTTTTGCGCTTCGTGGTCAGTCCGTGGCTGGCAGGTTCACTAATCGTTATCGCTTAAAAACAATCATAGCAGCATCACGAGCATGCTCCGAAGTCCTGCCCTTATATCCGGTCAGCCGTTTAAAATAAGCCGCATCAGTCTTGGTGTTAATCTGCTGAGGATGAACTCTGTGATATTTGATACCAAGATGTTCGCAAAATTCTTCCCACACTGAGCAATCCCTTTTTACCGAACCAACGCCCTGTAGCTTCTCTCTTTCTTTCTCTGGTGACTGTCTTTTGCCGAACCAAGTGCGTTTTCTGGCATCTTCAAAGTAGATCTCTGAATCTGGTTCAGTGGAGTTTGCAACTATCTCCATGGCTTTGACGATAGTGGTTGTGGTGATGAGGTCGAAGTCGTTTGTTGCTGTGTTCCAGATTGCGAGGCCGGTTTTTGTGCCTGGGTCTATGCCTATTTTTTTCATTGGATTATTTTGACCGCCTGAAAGAGTCCCATTCAAAAAACAATATCTCTCCATTGTCTTTGACACGATCTATCACCCTTGAACCAAGTATCTTCTCTGCTTCAGCAAAAGACACATTGCCGATCAAAACTGTTTGCCTATCCATCTCATACCTGTCGTTGATTATTTCGTTAATGATTATTCGTTCTGATTCCGAACCGTACTGAGTGCCTATCTCGTCAATAACCAAGAGGTCATAACCAACGAACCTGTTTATTATTTTTTCCTCTGTTAAGACTTCTCCCCATCCATCAATGGGCTTATTGTTTCCCCATGAACTTCTAACACTGCGGATAATTTTATTTGCCGTTGTGAAGTGAGAAACAACCCCTTTAGCGCAAAGGTCTTTGCATATGGAAACGGCAAGGTGAGTTTTTCCTGTTCCAACCCCCCCAAGCATTATTATTCCACCAACGTCTGGCCACGATTGAACGTATTTCTTGCATTTATCGAGAACAACTGTGCTTTTTCCTGTGGCTTTGTAATTCTCAAAAGAATACCTTTCTAGTTTTGTTGGCAGGCTTAGAGACTGGACAGCTTGGCTGACCCTTCTTTGTAGTTTCTCTTTATCTTCCTCTGCTGAAGCGCAAGAAAGGCAAACGTATTTGTCGAAACTTATTTCCCGATACTGTTCGTTATGTATGTCACATATCTTGTCAGCGTTAATTCTCTTTTTTGGATCTTCGCTTTCAAAGCCCTTCACGATAGTCCTTGCCTCTGCTTGGTTCGACATATCCACCTCGCTTATTGTTTACCGGATTATTGTTGTTTTCTGTCATCCAATCAGAATCAAAGCCAACCCATCCTCTTCTGGTCATCTTGTCCACACATTCGCTAATGCTAAAATCCTTCTCCATCGCTTTTTTAAATTCTTTGATAAGAGACTTATACGCCCTTTCTGTCTCAGACGTTTTCTTTGATGATTTTTTCCTCTGCTCAACAACGTCTTTAAAATCTTCTTCAGGAAACCAATCAGGACGAAGAGAAAGAGGGTTGAACCTTTTATCTTTTGGAGATGGAGATGGAGATGGAGATGGAGATGGAGATGGAGATGGAGCAGACGCGGCGTTAACGGTTTCTTCTTTTTCGTTTAAGTATTCGTTAACGATTCGTTGATAGTCGTTAGATGATATTGAACGTTTTCCTTTTTTATGTAACGTTTCGTATAGTTTTGGATAATGTGACTTGAGCTTGCTGAACCTTGCCTTGTCGGATCGTTCCTTACTTCCGGCTGCATATGGGTTATGCTCTTGCCAGTCGTGCATTGAATATATTCCAGACTCATCTTTATCCAAGAATCCAACGTCGAGCAGAGCGTCAACAAAAGCCTTTGGATCTCCTGGGTAGTTTGCCTCAAGAGCAATGTCAAGCTCGTCCCATCCGGTAAGTTTTCCGCATGGCCTGCTCACGGCAACGCCAAGCCATAGATCGACCAAAGCGAGAACAGCGTCAGAGCCTAGTTTCAGGTTTAGCCTTTTTCGCTTTCTATTTTCCTTGAAACTTATTTGTAAGCGGATATCCGTATTCAATTGCTAACCCCATAAAAAATAAAAGCCCTGAGAGGCAGCACAGACTACGGGACAAAGGGACCGTATTGCTTGTCTGTGGCGTTGCTGCCTCGCAGAGCTTCTAAATTTCGTCATTCTGTTTTCCTTTGTCGTTTTATTAACAAGGTAGCCAGCCTTGAATAACACAATGCTACCTCAATTTACATCATAATACAACAATTTGCTGTGCGTATAAGGCAAAATTTTTTAACTATCGCCCAGCTGCTTCAAGGTCCAGGTATAGGCAAGGCTTCCATACACACCTTCTTTTTGATGTTTTGTCTTCTCCAGTAGCCCTTTTTTAGTCAACACGGACATTGCCCTGCGAATTGACGTAATCAGCCCTCCTACGCGTTTTTGAACTTCACAAGGGGTAAACTCTTCGAGCGCATGTGATTGGAAGAAATTGAGCACTCTTTCGTTTTGTGAGATGGCTTTCTTTTTGGCTTGGTTTAATTGATCGCCTTTCAGGTTGGTGGTGTTGTGGTATTCGTGGATCATTTTGGTTCTCCTTGGATGTTTTCTATTTCTAAAGCTGCCTCGATAAAAGCAATCGCCTGTTCTGCGACAATTGCATCTCCGTAGCCTCTTAACCTCATTACTCGGTTTTCTGCTTTTTCTTTGAGCGGATCAAGCGAGTATCTACCGCCAATGCTGCGATATCCCAATCTGTTGGCAAGCTCATCATCCAACGGCTTATCGATGGATTCAGTTGGCCTCCAAAGCCCATCTCTGCAGAAGAGCCAGTCAGTATCTTTCCAGTGGCCGTTAGTCGGGCAGGCTGCTGGTTTTTTCGAAGAAGAGACATTGTCTCGCTCAACCCCATCATTCCCTGTCGTGGGCTGACTTTTCCGCCCTTGAGTGAATCTGTGGTTGTTGGTGTTGGCCAACCGCTTATCTTCGCAACCATTTGGATATCCGTTAGGGCAACTCCCATGTTCGATCCTCTCTCCACAGACCTGCGCTTTCTCTCCAGAAACGCTTCCGGTTCTCCGTTTGCTGGATTTGCAGTCGGTGTCGGCCAACCACTCAACGATACATCCTCTTGTAGATTTGCTTGCTGGCCTTTCTCTTTCCTCGTCATTAGCTTTGATATATCCTTGAACGCAGCCCTCTCCGCATTTGATGCACTTGGTGTCGGCCAACCTGATATTGTTGCTTGGTGATTCAAGTGCATATCTCGACTTTTCCCTGGACATTTGCTGTCCGATGCTTTCGGGGTAAGCCATCCAGTACAATCTCTGTCTGAGCATCGGCGCACCGTACCCCGCAGCGCAGGAATCGACCGCCCCGCAGGTGTACGCCTCACTTTCCAGGTCATTTTGTACAAGGTCGAGCCAAGCAAGTCCGTCTTTACTCGCAACCTGCTCGCCAAAGACTTGGACAGGGCGAAGCTGTTGGATAAGCCAGAAGAGTGATGGCCACAAGTGCCGCTCGTCGTCAAACCCATCTCCTTTGCCTGCCGATGAGAAAGGTTGGCAAGGACATGAAGCTGTCCAGACTGGTCTTTCGTCTGGCCACCCTGCTTTTCTGAGTGCGTAGCTCCAGACTCCAATTCCTGCGAAGAAGTGATGTTGGGTGTATCCCATAAGCTCATTTGGTGCGATATCATCTATACTCCTTTCGTCCACATCACCAGGCGCTATAAGATCACGCTTCATGAGTTCACGCAGCCACTCAGCTTTTTGTGGGTCGAACTCATTGTAATAGGCTGGCACTTGTTTTGGTTCTCCTTAAAATAAACTATTGGTTTTATTGCTAAAAAGGCACATCTTCACCCATACCACCAGTGCCATAACCACTCGGCGGCTCCGGCATTTCACCAGAAGAACTCTCACCATTCCGAGGACTGAGCATTTTCATTTCTCGAGCAATTATTTCTGTGGTGAAGCGGTCGTTTCCTTGCTGGTCTTGCCATTTACGGGTTTTTATAGCACCCTCAATGTAGACCTTTGAGCCTTTACTGAGATATTCTGCACAAATCTCCGCAAGGCGTTTCCAGGCAACAATTCGATGCCATTCAGTTGACTCCTGCATCTGGCCATCTTGCCCTTTCCAACGCTCAGTTGTGGCAACGTTGAAGGTTGTTACTTGGGTTCCTGACTGAGTATAGCGTATTTCGGGATCGGCTCCCAGATTTCCAATAAGTATGGCTTTGTTGATCATAAAACATTTCCTTTATAATGGTTAATTAAGTTTATTATCAGGGCTTATACACCTGTTATGTTTTACCAACCTCCGCCCACTAGGTTTGCACTCACCCACGGGCCATCTTCAAAACCACAGCCAGTGCATTTTCTTTTCGTTGTGGGAAGCCCTTCGCCCCAGCAAGAACTTTTTGTAGTCGGTGGACCTGGAACATCCTTCAACACCTCGTGTTCAATTCCCATCTCTTTGCATACTGAGCAATCATATTTGTTAATTAATTCTGTTGTCATTCCCTTCATTACAAACATAACCCCACACTCCTTTTATTTTGAGTATAACCAGCCGTGTAACCTGACCAGAACAACATCGTGGTTCTGGCCTAGTCCGTGGCTGGCAGGTTCACTGTTTCGTTAATAAGTGGTTATGTGCTTTTCCAATTCTGGTAAATACGTCTTGGTAAATCAACAACCCCTCTTGCTCCGGTCCTTCCGCAACCTTCACATGGATGGGATATGTGGTTTTTACATCCATGGTGTTTACACGGTTGGCCATCTTCGTAAATGCGCACATAACCCACCGTTCGAGGTGACTCGCTGATCTCGTCACAATCACACAGAAACGCTCTTTTGCCACATCCAGAGCAGACACCATTCTTTATCTTCATATTCGCTCTCCTGTTAATTTATCGTTAATTTTTCAAAGACCGATCAGAACAACTGAGCGGCAGAATCTTCGACTTTTCCAAACAATCACTACAAAGCGATTCCTCTTTTATCTCGTTGGGATATAGCTCTCGACCGCAACCTCCAGGACATGAGGTCGTTTTGCGCCTATCTTTATTCACCTCGTGCCAATTACACCAAGGTTCAGGCTGCGTGTCTTTGGTCGGTTTCCTGAAAGAGAAATTGTCGCACGATCCAACATCTACCTCCCCTGGGAACGTGGTATAGCACTTCTCTTTTCCGTTCGGACAATCAGGGCATGAATGAATGGTCTTGCCGGTTTTTTCGTTTGTTTTTGAAATGAGTTTGATTTTCATAGCATCCCCTTTAAAACATATTTATCTGGATGTTTGATGTCCGTTGTTTTTGAAATTCGATATAATCAGGATTCAGCTCTATCAAGACAGCTTTTCTCTGGTTTTTAGTTGCGACCACACCAACAGTACCGCTCCCTCCAAACGGGTCTAGCACAACCCCACCTTTAGGACATCCGGCTAGGATGCAAGGTTCAATGAGTTTTTCAGGAAAGGTTGCGAAGTGTGCTGCTGAATATGGTTGGGTGGCTACTGTCCAGACTGATCGTTTGTTTTTGCTCTCAGGAGGTCCGTCTACGGCTAGTTTTTCTGCATATCGTCCGTTAAACCCAGCGTGTCTCCTTGAGTGACCACGTTGTTTATCACTGCTATCAATAAATTTCCAAACTTTGTCACAAATAGTTGGCTCTTTTATTGAGTCCTGATCGTAGTAATACTTTGGCGATTTACTCATCAAAAAGATATACTCATGCGCCTTAGTGCAACGATCACGGACGCTCTCAGGCATGGGGTTTGGTTTGCTCCATATTATGTCCTGACGGAGATACCAGCCGTCTTGTTGTAGGGCGAAGGCTACACGCCAGGGGATGCCGATAAGATCTTTTGATTTTAATGATTGGTTTTTGTTCGATGTTGGTGGACGCCAATCTTTTCCCTCGAATGCTTTAGCGTTTTTCACATTACTACGGTCTTTTTGTTTATACCCACCCCAACTTCCTTGATAACTATCCCCCAAATTCAGCCACAACGTGCCATCGTCACGCAATACCCGCCAAACCTCACGAAACACCTTGACCATTTCGGCAACAAACCCGTCCGGGGTTTGCTCAAGTCCGATCTGGCCGTCAACTCCGTAATCACGAAGTCCATAATACGGCGGAGAAGTCACGCAGCAGTTAACACTACCAGTATCAAGCGTTGGGAGAATATCAAGACAATTTCCCTGTAGCATGGTGACGCTCATAACATCCCCTTTATTTCCAGAAGAACGTCAATCTGTTGCTTTCGCTTGGCGATACTTGAGTCAATGGTTGTTTTGATCTCTTTGACTGAGCCGAGGCGGAGCATTTCACGGAGAACGCCATCACCTTCACGGATGTTGGCGTTGTCGAGGATCTTTCTTATTTGTTGGTAGGTTTCTGACATTAAAATATTCCTAAATATAAGCTATCAGCCATTCGGCTTGCTTTCCGTAAATTTCCTCTACTGCATCGATATGCCACTGAGGAACATTATCAGGTAATAACGGTCCTATATTGACGACAGTCTTTGTGATCTCTTTCAACATCCTGTTTCCTTTGCCGTAACCATAGGAAAGCCTCAATATCCTTCCTGGAAAAATATTCCTTATGTTCCACCCACGATGATTATTGGGGCGGATCTCACAGTTTTGCTTGCCTGTTTTTATCTTTAAGTAGTATTCCCCTTTAAGGGGGAGAAAATAAGGTTTCATACTAACCTCCTTTCACTAAACCAATTCATTTTGGGAACTCCCGGCATTGAAGGTATGGAGGTATGGCTTTTTTCTCGCTCATTTGTTTCATGAAGAATGGAACACCTGCGGCTTTGCATTGTTCTTTAAGGTCAAGAGCCCATTCTGGCCGCATGTATCTTGCCCCTGGTCCTGTTTCTGCTCCACATATTACCCAATCAACAAATTGTATATTGTCCCCGGCATTAACTTCTTCAAGCATTGGCTCGACACTGACGAATGTAGTTATACCAGACAATAGCCCTAAAAATTTGGTTCTCCAGTCCCACTGTTCCTGATTCTCAGCAGTGACACCGATCAATATATTTTTAGGAATCTTGCCGTTCTTTGAAACCTCAACATTCAAAACAGAAGTTATCATATTGTCAGGTCGTTTAGTTAACAGCATAAAAGTGTGTTGAGGGCAATTCCTCATTATCTGAAACACACTTTCAATTGCAAATAGCGACACATCTTTATGAAATAAATCACCCATGCTGCAGACGAATATCCGCCTCGACTTTTTCCAGGAAAGCGGCTCGTTAAGTTTGTCTTCGTGAACTGTACCTGGCGTGAAACCGTCGTTTTCCTCTGGATAGCCGTATCTTCCTTTAAGCCTGTTCGCCATTTTCTTGGCATAGCAGTTTTTACAGCCTGGAGATATTAAGGTACATCCGGTGACTGGATTCCATGATTTTTCCGTCCATTCTATTTTTGTGTCTCCCACTTGGATTCTCCTTTATTTAGCAGCTGCAGACAGCCGTATAATGTTTCTTTTCAAGGTCCACATTCGCATAGCTCCAAGTCTTGCAACCTGATACCGTTCTTTTTCGCTGAACTTGTACGGATTCTTGTTTGATTTCGGCTTGCGAACAACCTTGCACCTTTTTCTTTCATTAACGATGATGATTCCTGCTCGTTCTGGAATGTGGTCAATGTGCTCTTTCAAGTAATGAGGAATGGCAAAATACAAGTTTTTAATTCTGTGATCTTTGTGTCCGTGTTTTTTCTTTTTATCATTGAGAAGATCGGCCTTGGTTACCTTAATTTCGACTTCCCAGGCATAACCGGCTTTCGTTATAACCAAGATGTCACATTCATGAATAAACAACCCCCAATGGACATTTGGAACGATTAGGTTGGCTCTTGGGTTAATGTGGTTTGCAAGAGCAACTTCCATTTCTATGGTTTTGATCTTTGTCATTGTTAAGCCATGTATTTTTGAAAAATCTCTTCCTTACTAAACGTCAAAAAGGTCTTCTTTGGTCCCAGAACAAAACGACCATTTACGCGGATTCGATACCTGGTTGCGTAATACTCATTCATTGCATCAGGCAGGGACGGAATCTTTGGAGAAAACCGTTTCCTGTCTTTTATTCTCATTGCATATTCACGCCATAGCGAGGCAGGAAACAGTTCAATTTTAAGCTGTTTTTTGCCTTTGCATCCAGGCAATGACACTTCCCAAATAATCTCTGGCGTCCTGGTTTCACTCATGTTCTGCTACCTTATGAATGTTGCGAATAGCGTTGAGGTGAATGGGTGTAATTCCCTTCACGGTTCCCCTGACCGCATCCATAGCAATATCCCAAGCCACTTTGTTGCATTTGTTCTCAATCTCTGCCCCGTTTGTCTCGTGACAAGGTTCTGGATATGCCAGGCTTCTCAAGGGCTGTTCAGCATCCTTAACCTGAGCACTCAGCCTTTCAACCTCATCCTGCAAACCACCAACGACGGTCATTAAATCAGCAGCAACCATCTTCTTTTCTTCGTCATTCAAAAAACCGTGAAGAGTGTAACGGTGACGAATAGCATCAAGCGCAGCTTCAGGGTTATTTATGATATAGCTACGGGCGGCTTTGCAAGTAGTGCACACCATTTTTTCTGTATGAGAAAAAAGCTCCTTGTTCTCTTTCTCGCACATCTCGCATTGACCAGTTACTTTTTCAGCCATCTTTTCAGCCTTTTTTTCGTTTGGGTTGACAACCGTCAACTTTGATATGGTTACTTCCTTGGGAAGAGTGGTTTTATCGCAGAGGTCGCAAAAGACAGGAATTTTGTCAAAGTGCGATTTTCTATATGCGTGTTGTTTCGCCTTGCACAAAGTCCAAAAGATAGATTCAAGTTGAAATGTGGCTTTGCATCCGCCAGTAACAAGGCACCTGTCCAGGCTTAATCTTGGGTGGGCTCCGCTCATAACAAACCAGCTAATTAACTCTGCGGTTAATCCTGCGTGACTGCCTGGCTATCTTATTTCTCCTGCGATTCTTTGCTTTTTTCTTTGCTGCCAGGCCGCGCTTTGTCCAACTTGAATAAGATCCAGAATTACTGTTTGGGTATGGTGCATTGTGTGGGGTAAATGCTTCAAACATTACAGAAAGTGACATTGACTGAAGCATTTTCTGAAGCATTTTCAGTAACATTGATTTGTTATACATTCTTCTCTTCCTTTCTCTAATTGAAGGTTAAGGATTAAACAGCCACGCTCTCAAACTTGCCACGAATAACCTGGTTGAAGTGCTTACCGGCGCTTTTGGCGTTCATGAGCTCGTCAAAGTCCTTTCGGGTAACATTTGGATAATGATATTTCCTGCCGTTGCGGAACAGCACTGCCATGGTTCCGGTTTTTTCGTCGAATCCGGCTCCGGCCAGGCTGGATGATTTAACGGGGGCTATGGCGATTTCTGGTTGTTTTTGGTTTTGGTTTTTCATTGGGTTCTCCTTTGAGGTTGATAGGATGCCTATTTACCGTAATGGTCTTTACATCGGTTATTGTCGCTATAATGTGGCCAATGATGATCGAGAGAGACAGCAGATTTTTTCGCACATTGAACAGGAAATAATTGGAAGGTCTTCTTTCTTGGCTTTATCTTCGTCTACTCTTTCCCACCAAACACCGTATTCTTCGTCATTCGTCTCTACAAAAACCTTTCCGTTTGAATCGTAAGACCTGGCGATATGCAACTCACTTGAGACAAAACCACTGTTTCCTGATAATCCGTATTTTCCCATGGTTATTCCTTTTTAATAATCCCGAACAAAGAACTGCTGAATAAGATCACAAACCTTTACTCTTGCCAGCGGGGTAAGTTTGACAATGCAATCCTCAGGGATTTCTCCACAGGAATTGTCTATAAAGTTTTTTATTTCTCCCCAAAGTTCTTGAGGGCAAAATCCACTGCCAGGGAAGAAAATATAGCTTGCGCTCATGCAATCATTACAGATCTTGTCTTCCCAGAACTTTCCTTCAAATAAATATGACCAGAACTCGTACTCTTCACCTCGCAAGATCTCACGGTGGCAAGCACTGCACTTGTGAGTCTTCCTGGCTTTTCTGGTTTTACGGTTGAAAAGCTGAACAGGATCATAGTCGTCGTTGTAGGTTTCTATTTCACATGAACATTCCATGGTTATTCCTCTTCCTTACATTCTTCTTTTTTCACAAAAAGATTTATGTCTTCACAAAAAAGATTGTGCTTTGCGAGTATCGCCTGGCGGATCTCTTCGAGCTTCCATAAAATCAGAAAGGTTGACACTGTAACGGCATCTATGAGGTCAAAGTTTCCGCTTGAGAGAGTGAGAGCTAAAATACCAATTGCCGTATAGAGGAAGGTGTTTGCAGACATAGTTATCCTTTAAAGTTTTCTTCGTTGGTATTTATTAACCTAGTTGGCGTGAGAAGGAGCACAACCGCATTTTGCATCCTGCGTCCAGGCTCTCGCATAACTCGGATGCTGCTGATTTATTTTTTTCATGCCCGCGCTCCTTCGCACGCCAACCAAATCGTGTAATGGTGTCAATCATCATATCCAACCGGAACAATCACGACTTTGCAGCCACGTTCGCACATTTTTCGCAAGATCGCATCAGCTTGATGTTCTTCGATTGAATTGCTCAACAACGGGCTTGCTAACTCTCTCATTGTTTTCAAAGCCAGCATCCTGCTTGCCCGTATTCTCTGCGCTTCTTGTTGCTTGAACCCGCCAGGTGCGCCAGCGTGAAAGTCGGTGGCATTGGCGATCTCTCTCCCGTCGTCTGCGACAAGAACAGCAACGACTCCTTGGGGTGTTTCGTTCATATTTTCCTCCATTTTCAACAGACAACAACCGGCACACCAGTTTTCTGCTGCACCAGTCGTTTAAAGTTTTCTTCATCGCTATTTTCATCGGACAAGTGCATCAGATAAATAGAAACGAGACTAGAAAGATCATTCCTCTCAAGCAGATCAAGAACTCGCTCAATACTGAAATGCGATTCCATCAAACGCTTTCGCCTGACTTCTTCGACAATTCCTTGCTCAACGTTGCGGTCGAGGATGGCTTGGGAGAAATTGGCCTCTAGCATTAAATGTGTGAGTCCTTTAAACCGATATTTGCAGTAGCTTGAATCGGTGAGGAACAACAGCTTTTCTCCGGCACCGTTTGCCAGCAAGTAGCCATATGATCCTGAGACATCATGAACCGTTGGAAACGCCAGAACAGTCCACGATTTAATGGTGAAGTGTTTCATCGGGCTGACGTGATGAACTCTGTGGCCTGAGACGTTCACGGCTTCCGCTGTTTCTTCTGAGCAGTACAGGCCAATTCCTGCCTTAACGATGTCCTTTGCGGCCTTGACATGATCCATGTGTGAATGAGAAACCAGGCAACCAGCAATACTTGAGAGCTTGAAGTTCAGAGCTTCCTTAATCTTCTTGATTGGTAGTCCACATTCCAGGAGCAAAGGTGTGTAGCCGTCTGTTATTCTGTAGCAATTTCCTTTGCTACTGGACGCGATTACTTGAATATCAATCATTGCGCGAAGCCCGGAAGTTCTTCTTGCTTGGTTTCTGGTGGTACTGGTGGTTCCTCTTCCTGCTGGTCTTCGGGGTCGGTTACTTCTCCGGTTTTCATGTCAATGTTTTTTGGTGGCTCAACGTCAATGATTTCACTGTTGGCATAGTTGGTATAATCAGCTTCATTGTCGTTTTCGTCTTTAGCTAGGCCATCTGCCATTTCCACGGTCATGATGCCGTATTTTCCAAGCAGGGCCCGAAGCATGGTCTTTTTTGCCATGCCGTCAAACTCTGTTTTCCATGGAGAAAAGTCTTTGTCATATGACTTGCTGTACTTCTTGCCGTGTTTCTGCATGTCCTCGACAGTCATGTACATGGTTTTCTTGAAGCCGTTGACTGTTTCAATGTGAGCGAAATAACCAACAACTTTATCGCTCTTTTTGTCACCGGATATATCAAGTTTTCCGGTCAGCTTTTCAAAGCCTTGGTACTCACCTTCATAAACCACGTCAGCGTTAATCACTGAATACTGGCCGGTTCTCATGGCAAGTTGGATCATGCCTTTGTAGCCCATCTGGAATTGAGGAATTTGCTTGCCGCTCTTTTTGTACGGTACGATGTAAGCGAATCCGAGCGATTTATTGATAGGCAGGTTAAGGGTGGCTGCTTTCAGCGCCTCCATTACCACTTGGTTTGGTTCGCAGTTCTGCAGGTAGGTATCGCTGGCGTAAAGGTCGATTAATGAGGCAATGAAAAGATCCTTCTTCTCGTTCATCGCATTTTTGAATTGCTCTTGTACTGACTCAGAAGCCATGACGTTCTTTAGCTTTGCCACTGGCGTTAATGCTCTTCCGTTGTTATTTCCCATGATGTCCCTCGTTAGGTAAATTGTTTAAACACTGGAGAGGTCCGGTAGCTATCCGGCAGGTCAGCGCTCAACCTGTGCTTTCATATGCAAGCAACCTCTCCCTCTCTTGGGGGTTTTTCTACGCGGCCTTGGCAGTTTCAGCCTGTCGAATCCGCATTGCTGTGTCTTCTCCTGAAACAACCAGGCTGACAACCTGGGCTTTCATTTCTGGCAGAGAGGTAACAGACTCCCTGTTGTCAATGAATATTGGTGGAGTAAAGTTGTAATATTCTGAAAGGGTCTTGATAATATCAAGACCAGCATGGACACGAGCAGCCGAATTGAGAGAACCATAAGGAACACCGTTAATCATAACCTCACAGGTTTCTTTGATACCCTCATTGATCTGTTCGTTAAAAAGTTTGAATGTGACAACCTCAAACTTTGAATTTATTTTTGACTCAAGCATTGAGACTTTTGCCTTAATGAATGACTCGATAAGGAAAAGCCATGATTCCAGTTTTTCATATTCAGCGGAGAGCGCTTTCTCTTCTTCCTCAAGTTCGGCTATTCTGTCCTGCTGCCTCTGAGTAAGGTTGATTGCAGAGATAAGGTCGTTATTTTCTTTGATCTCGGCCTCAAGCGCTTCTTTCTCGGCAACTGCTTTTTCGGCACCTTGTGAATTGCCGTCCTGGATAGACTTTATTTCCTCTTCAATCTTGGCTCGGTCTTCCATGAGCTGTTTGTGCTCTGGAGTTTCCTCAAAGGTTGGTGCATCTTCGGTGAGAGACTTGATTGTTCCCTGGATTTCCTTGGACTGCTCCTGCCATTCTGAAAGAGTTTTTCGGTCTGTGGTCAGTTCAATCTCTGTTTTACTGATAAGGTTCTCAAAACTCTCTTTCTTGGCTTTAGTCGCGTTCCCTCTTTCCACAATCTTTTCCAGCTCGTTTGCCTTGTTCTCGTTGAACTTGGCAATGGCTGATTGGATTTGGTCTTCAGGAAGAGACTGACTGCAGGTAGGACAGGTATTGTCTCCTGAGTATTGACGAGCCTTGACTTGCTTCCAGTTCGCAAGAGTGTCTACTATCTTGTCGTTGGCATCAACAATAGACATCTTGCACATTGCAAGATCCTGCTCTTTGGTCTTGATACTGCGATCAAGATCATCAATATCGTTCCGAATCTTCCGCAATTCCTTACGCTTCTCTTCAATTGCCTCGGTATCGGCACCGGCGTTATGCTTATTCCTCGCCTCGCCAATAGCAGTGTCAAGGTTGACAAGTTCAAGTTTCTTCTGCTCAACTCCGCCACAAGATTTCAAAGAAGAGATTTCTTCTTTCTTGATCTCCAGTTTTTCATTCAGCGTCTTCAGTTTGGCAATAATTGGCTGAGCGTTTTTAACGGTAAGATCAGGAATGGCTCTTGTAGCTTCGTCAACTCTTGCCGGAATACCCTCAAGTTTCTTGTTGGCATCACGCTTCTGTCCCTGGACCATAGCCTTGAACTCGTCAAGGGTTTTATCTTCCATGAGAGCGGGAAGCTCGGCAAGGTCTGGGTCACTGGCAATAACATCAGCATCGTTAATATCTCCGCACACCTCAAGAATAAGGTCGCGCTGGTCCTGCCATGACATTTTTTCTGGAAAGAAATATGGAGAAGTGAGAAGTTGAAACTTCTTTTCGTCTGCGGTGAGCTCACCAACCTTTGCGACAAATTCATTTTTCTTCTTGGGCGCATCGTTGATGTAATAATCTGTGGTATGACCGGTAAAATCTGCCCTGGCCTGACCTCGTTTCTTGGTGTACTTCTCAGCATAAACCTTCTTCAGTTTAATGGTCTTGCCGTTTTCGGTTTCAAAAACACCATCAACTGAATGATCCAGCTTGGGAATGGCTTTGCCGTCCTTGTCGAGAGTTTTAATCTCAAACTGTTTTTTGTTCTGAGAATCTTTGTCAAAGAGAAGCCAGAAAAAAGCGTCTGCAATAGTGGTTTTGCCGGTGGCGTTATCGCCGTAGATAACAAGGTCTTCACCATTGAAATCTATTTTCTGTTCCTTGATTCCTTTGAAATTGTGTAAAACGAGTGATAATAGTTTCATATTAGCTCCCTGAGTTTTGATTGTTATTTCCAGCCGTATTCAGCAAGTTGAGTAAGAAAAAGATACGCTCCAACAATGAACAAAAAAGTTACAGGTAGAGCCGGAAAGAATGTCTCTTCGAGAAAGGTTTTAATTTTGTTTTTCATTTCCGGTCCCGTTTGGATTTATGGTTTTCTGCTCAACAAACTCCAGTAGATCGCCATACTTATAAAGGATCTTTCCGTCATAAATGTACTTCGGTCCTTTGTTCTGCGTTCTCCAGTTAGCCAATGTTTTCGGCCTCTTTCTTAAAAAACCAGCTGCCTCTGTTTCTGTGAGCAGATCGTCTGTTCCATGGGAAGCCTTGGCTATCGCTGAAATTTCATCTCTCAAAAATTGTCTAAGGTCTTCAACGTTCTCAATTAACACTTTCTGGGCCTCCCCCTTTTACAACATAAATATGTATTTGTAGCTTTTGAATACCTTTTCAGATATACCATCCTTTGTCGATATTTCTTCTGTATTTTCCAGATATCGACAGGTGATAGAAGAATATCAGAGAAAGCCTTAGCCCTTTCAAATGAAGGGTTTCTTTCTCCGCTAAGATACAAGTTCAAAAGACCTCTGCTTATAACGTGGCCTTTCTTCTTCATCTTCTTCAAAACAAGTTTTTTTACATCATTTTTTCTTTCCATAACATCCTTGTACATCTAATTGTTGTACTGGTCAAGAAAAAACATCATTATGTTGCATTTTTTTGTTTGTTATATATTTTTTGTTGTCCTATAATGGACGGTGAAGGGGTTATTACTTTACGGAGAGACAATGACAGGAAATCAATTTAAAAAACTAAGGAAAGAGCTTGGGCTCACTCAAAAAGATGTAGCCGAACGGCTTGGAGCTGCATACCAGGGGACCGTACAAAGGTGGGAAAAGAAAGGTGAAGAAGAGATACATATAAATAGCAAGTATCTTGTCCCTCTGGCAGAGATTATGGAATGTACGGTACATGACTTTGCGCCAGCTGCAGAGCTTCATCGAGCCAGCATGTCGGGTATAACCGTAACGGCAGACAATGGATCTGTTGCTCAAAGTGCTGGAAGAGATGCCAAGACGAATATCGGAAGTTCGGTTAATAAACTTTATCCACTCGAAGAACAGGTAATTTCCTTAAACAGAGAAGTTGGTAGCGATAATGTTCTAATAAATTTAATAAACCAACTCATTGATATTAAAAAACGTAGATCTGAGCTGGAAGGGCGAAGCTGAACAAAATAAGAAAGCCTATTAATTCTAATAATTAACATCTCTCATTCATGACAATATATAGTTGTTGACACCCCCCCCAATCTTCCGTTAACGTTAGGTGTATAGTTGAAGAGTCAGGGGAGGCTTTGAAATGAAAGAAGAGATTATCGCAGACGGTGAGTCAATTGCCGTCTCCGCGAAAAGAGATTCGTGCGTTTATCAGAACTGTGTTTTTCTACATGAAGACCATCATGCTGAAGAAAAACAGCCTTGCAGGAATGAACTTATTGCTATCTTGAGCGCATCTATTGTTACCTTTGCGTCACTCACTATAATTGCAATCGCAGTTGTCGCGTTAGCTCACCACGAAAGCGAAGAAATGAAACTGGATAGTGTGATGGAAATAGAATCGCAGGCAGACAGGTTTGAAAGTTTGTCCGATCTGCAGCGATTAATGCTTGATGTCTAGTTTTTCTCATCTCATATATCCGGCATATATCCAAACAAAAAAGCGATTAAGCCTTAACGACTTAACCACCTATATTTATTGGTACGCCAGACAGGATTCGAACCTGTGACCTACGGCTTAGAAGGCCGTGGGGCTATGT